CAAGTAAAATAACCACTAGCAGCACCCAAGCCTGTCACTGACGCACTTCTCTGGGCCACGTTCATAGCCCCATTTATTATCATATTGCGACCAACAGCGGCTGTTACGTTGGCGTTTGTTCTTGCTCTAGTCATCTGTAATTATCCAATGCTGTCTGCTGCATCACGCTCAGTGCGTGTCTTGTAGTCTGACCTTGCAGTAACCAATGCTACAAATGCTGCCTGATTGCTTGGGATGCTATCTGTAAAGCTGTCATCGTTCATCAGCTTTGTAGTCCACTCTTGTTGCATACGCTTCCAACAGTTAGCCTTCTTGCCAGCCACTGCGCCTTGCAGCCAATCGTCAATGCTCAACAGATCGTTTAGCAAAATAGCTTGCTCTGTGTCCGTTACGTCTACTGTTAGTGTTATTGTTGCCATGTGTTTATCTCCTTTAAGACAGGGTTATTTCGCCCGATTGTTATGCTACTAGGTAGCCGCTGAACCATGATGACCCGTTATTTCCTACATCGGTTTGGGCGCTACCGCTAACCTGACGTATCTGGACTTTAGCTGTGTCACTCGCATCCATGTCACAAAGTTGTGAAAGATTTAGTGTCCAGAAAACGGCGTCAGAAGCTAAAACACCGGGATCAAAAATATTAGTAAGCTCACGATTACTGGTAAGAATTTTTATTTGATAATAGTCAGCAGCAGTATCAACATTGTCTAATCTAATCTGTGCATTAAGTTGGTAACGGCCTGTAACGGGGGCTGTAAATGCATTAGATGCAAAGTCTGCATTTTGATCAAAAATCTCAGTTTGAAAAGTGATGTCAACAGTATCAACAGCAAGGTTATTTTGGTCTGCATTTTTACGAACCAAAAACGCTGGCTGTTTTGGCATATTAACTATACCAGAGGCATCAATCGTCAATGCCTCCACACCTGCAGTTTCAACTTTTAAAGTGTCAGTGTTATGATTATAATCTATCTGCCCAATATACGTTCCAGTTCCACTTGTTGCGTCTGCAAAAAATAAACTGCTACGACTTCCAGCGCCACTAAAAATTGTTACTCCATTATGGCCGCTTCCTGTGCCAACAACTAATCCCGGCCTTCCACTTGCTGTTGTTATAGCACCTGCCGAAGCTGTTCCTATACCTACATCATTAGTACCGCCATCAACAAACAACATGTTAGCATTGCCATTTGATTCAACACGAAAATCTACATCAGCGGAACCCTCATTAAATACTGCACCACCATTAGCTGTGACTACGCCTGTGGCTGTAACAACGTCCATTGTAGTAGTGCCAGTAAAAGTCTGAGCATTAAGCTCAAAAGCACTATGGCTAATAATATCACAAACATCATCCGCACTAGCACCACTAGCAAGCACCACATCTGAGCCATTGGTTGCTACAAAATCCGCAGGACTTAGGTGTGAGCCGTTAAGATAGACATCCACAAACCCTGCAGTATAGCCAGCAGTAGCAAACGTAGTCTGTCCAGAGGTAGCAGTGAAGCTCTCTCTGTGTTGTGTAGCCTGTGGTACAGGGGTTGCGCCTAAATATCCAGCCATTGTTTATTTTATCCTTCTAGTGTCGTTATACGTGCTGCTAAGGCATCGTTCTTTGCGGAGAGTTCTTGGATTGCTTTGACTAAGACGGGTATAAACTTACTATATTGTAGACCCATCTGTTTACCATCAGGTGAAACACTAGAAATTAAATTACTGTTAGTATCTTTATTATAACCTGCCGCAAGTTCTAAAGTTTCTACTTCCTGTGCTTTAAAACCAACCTCTAATTTATCTTTTTTGTGAGTACCATCAGGGGTTTGTGCGTCTAAATCATAATCATCAGCATTCTTATCACCATAGTTAGAACGCTCATCCCATTTATAAGTAATAGGATTAAGTGACTTAACAAAATCTAACCCAATGTCTAAAGCTGTAAAATCTGTTTTATCACGTTGGTCAGAAGTAACTGTCCAATCTACTTTAATGTGGGCAGAGGTTATGTTATTATCGCCGAGTCCTATAGCATTACTACCTGTAGTTTGTGGCCCACCCGGACTTCCTGTTCTACCAGCATCGTGACCTAAATACAAATTATTACCGCCACCAGTAACTTGGTTTCCAGAATCCTTGCCCAAAGCTGTATTTGAAGAACCCGTAGTAACAAGTAGAGAGTTACGACCAACGGCGGTGTTACCAGTGTTAGCTGCTGCAGATAAAGCCCGATAGCCAACGGCTGTATTAGAAATAGCCGTTTGCGTGGCGTCACCCGCCTCAAAGCCTATATATGTATTTTCAGACCCAGTTGTGACACTAGTTCCAGCACTCGTACCCAAAAAACTGTTGCTGTGTCCACCACCTTGCAAATTAAGACCTGACTCAGCACCTACTGCCGTGTTACCAGCACCTGTAAGTTTAGCTCCAGTAATACCTTGACCTGATTGATGGCCTACAAAAGTTGATGCGTCTGCGGTAGTTGCAAATACTCCTGCTAGTCCACCGACAAAGGTGTTCTGTACGCCAGTTGTGAGTTCTTTACCTGCTTGTTGACCAACTGCTGTGTTAAGTCCCAATGCACCAGCATTTAAAGTTTTTAATGCCTCAAAGCCAACGGCTACGTTTCTACCGTGACCGTCTTCCGTACTTAATGCATCATTACCTATAGCTACGTTTTCTTGAGTAGTGTTACTTGCTGCTCCTAACGCACCAAATCCTACAGCAACATTAAGACCATCCCCAGAAGTTATTCCATCGCCTGCAAGGCCACCGATAAGGGTGTTTTTAACAGAGGTTGTGACTGCAATTCCAGCTTGCGAACCAACAGCAGTATTATAAGATGAACCATCAGCAGGTTCTAAGTTTCTTAAAGCATTAGAACCTATAGCTGTGTTATCATCTCCGTCTATGTTTGTAGATAGAGCTAAGTTACCCATTCCTACATTGTTGATGCCAGAAGTATTTGCTAGACCTGCTGCAAATCCAAAGAAATTGTTTCCCGGACCTGTAGTTGCTAATCCTGCTTGATAACCAAAGAAGCTACTTTGACTGGATGTAGTTATAGCAGCACCTGCTTGATATCCTACAGCAGTTATTTGATCACCAGTAGTAATTGCAGTACCTGCCTCATCGCCCACGACCACGTTAAAATTACCGCCAGAGGCAATGCTATCTCCTGCATTTACACCAAGCCGTAGATTAGATGTGCCTGATGTTTTAGAAGAGTAGTCTCCACCAACACCAACATCACCTAGAATGTCACCTGTAGTAACATTTAGTCCAACGGCTTTATTGCCAATATATCCTGCCATTAGCTGTCAATCTCCATGTAGCTCATAATCACTGAAACCTTGTCAGCTACAGAACAATCAATCTTAATAACATCACCAGCGTTAGCTACGATCTTACCATCAAGTACACTCAAGGAAGCACCTACTGGTATAGCTGCAGATTTAATTAAGTGTGCTGTTGTATTCTGTGTTTGAGATGTCTGAGTAGTTGTACTAACTAAAGTAACAGAAGCAGTAACTTGTGCTGTGTGTACGTTAGCTAGAGTTAGTCCTAAGATAATAACCCTAGTGCTACTCTGCACAGTGTATAATGCTTCAGGTGTACCAGCACTAGCTGGCATCACATCGTGTGTAATTGTCTTAAATGTATTAGCCATTTGTTTTTCCTATATCATCCTAATGCAATCGCCAGTGCCGTGGCATCGTCTATCGTTGAAATAATACCAGCAGCAGAAGGTAATGTCAAGGTTACATCTGCTGTAGAAGCTGGGCCAATCAAAGTTACTTTGTTAGTGCCATTATCTGAATCCTCAAAGAACTCAACAAAACCAGCAGACGTTGCACCATTCTTTACAGACACACCTGCATTAGATATTGATTTAGCTGTAAATGTAGCTACACCAGTTTGTGTTAATGTACCAGCAACATCTGCATTGCCTGAAAGATCAAGAGTAGCTGCATCTAACTCACCAGTTACAGTAAAGTTACGTAGTCCTGTGTAGTCTTTATTTGAGTCTAGTATGACAGCCTTAGATGCTACTGCTGTACCTACTGCTGTTGAACCTATGTCAAGAGCATTAAGTTCTCCTACAACTGCAGTAATACCGTCTAATGCGTTTAGTTCTTCTGGTGTACTTGTGACTGCAGTGTTACTTGCTGCAGCTAATACAGGAACAGTACCAGATTGGTTAGGTAAAGTAATTGTCCTATCTGCTGTAGCATCTACAACTGTAAGTGTAGTTTCGTGAGCATCTGCAGTAGCACCTTCAAATACAACAGCATTGTTAGCACTCATTGTAACTGAGTCTACAGTACTAAGTGTACCAGTTACAGAAATATTAGTAGCAGAAAGTGTGCCTGTACTTGGGTTATACTTTAGATCACCGTCTGATTCTAAACCTAAGTTACCACCGTCTAAGTCTCCACCTGCAGTAAATACAAGGGCGTTGTTTTCATTAGTACTTTCATTGTCAGTTATTGTAACTGTAGTAGCAACTGCAGACGTACCTGAGTAACCACTAGAAGTAATAGTACCTAGTGAACTACCTGCATCTGCAAATGTAATTGTACCACCATCTGCATCTATAGTTACATTACCTGCAACATCAACATCTAAGTTGCCAGAACTAAGAGCTATTGTAGTACCATCAATATTAAAGTTATCAATGTCTATACCTGCATCAGCAGTAATTTTACCAGTGACAGCAAGAGTAGAGGCCATGTCTACTGCACCGTCTATGTCAACTACGTCTAGATTAGCAGTACCGTCTACGTCTAAGTCTGTACCAACAAATAACTTTTTAGCTATACCAACACCACCGTCAACAATTAAAGCACCTGAAGTTGAGCTAGTTGAGTCAGTAGCAAGGTTTAAATTAACAGCAGCACTTGTATCAAGAGATGTTACAGTTGCGGCAGCAGCAGTTCCAGAACCAAGAATACCGTCTAATGTACCAGTAAATCCAGTAGCTGTTATTTGATCAGTTGCAGTAATACCATCAACAAATAAGTTAGCCCAACGAACACTGGTTGTACCAAGATCATCAGTGCTGTCTGTGTCAGAAACAATATTTGAACCGCTTGTGATCCCACCAGTTGCTACCTGTGTAGCTGTAGTAGTTAGGACGCCAGTAACTAAGGCGGTAGTAGCCATATTTACTGCACCATCAATGTCTACTACATCAAGATTAGTTGTGCCATCAATATCTATATCACCAGAGATGTCTAAGGCTGTACCAATTAATGTTTGTGTCAGTGTTAATTGACCATTAGCAGCAATAGTAATAGCGTCTACATCAGATGCAGAGCCAATGGTCTTACCATCACCAATAATAATATCATCAGTAAAGGTAGCAATACCAGTTACACCTAGGGTGCCAGTAATAGTAGCATTTTCATCTATGTCTAGTGTGTCAATATGTGCAGTGCCATTAATAAATAAATCACGCCACTCTTGACCTGACGAACCTAAGTCAAATGAACCATTAGCACCGTTGGGAATAATGCTAGAGTTTACATCAGCACCAAACACAACGTTATCAGAGGCTGCATCACCAAGAGTAAGAGTACCACCGTTAAACGTTGTAGTACCTGTTACTGTAAGATTACCACCAACACCTAAATTACCTGAGATGTCTACAGCACCATTCATGTCAATAGTAGTAGCTGCAATCTGTATCTCTGTGTCTGCTACAATATCAAGCTGACCGTCAGCACTAGAATTAATATAAATAGCAGTATCACGGAACTGTACTTTTTCTGTCGTAGTAAGAAGTAAATCATCAGAGAACTGAAAATAGTCTTCATCCTCCATCCAAGTAAGCAAACCGTCATTACTTCCACCATCAAAGGTAACAGCTACATCAACACCATTAGTGCCAATAGTAATAGCAGTACCTAATAGCTTAGTAATAGCCCCACCTTCTGCAGCAGTACCATCATGGGAGTGGCCATCAGTAGCAAATGCAGCTAAAAGCTGATTGTACTCATCATTAAAGAGGTTAGCGGTAATGGTATCTCCATCAGTGAATGATGATTGTCTTGTGTATTCAGTACCCATTTAACGTCTCGCTCCTAATTGATATTCTAACTGAAACCCTTTAAGTGAATAAGGGGCTGTTGTTAAATTGTCATTTACTTTTAATGCAACAGAAAACCCTGAACCCTCTACTGATTGTCTTACTAAAGGTTGTGAGGGTCCACCAAACACAAACCTAGCAGTACTACCTAAAGTACTAAACAAAGCAGAACCAAACTGAGAGAATGTCTGAGTAGAATCAAAAGGGTATGCATTAGGTCTAGTAGAGTCAGCAGCTTCATTATCGTATCTTATAAATAAATCAGCACTAATAGTAGACTCAGGTTTAAAATTAACAATAACTCTTTGCATATGTTTTCGGATACCTGTATCACCAAAACTCATATCAGCACTTCTATACCTACCTAATATATCTGTACCATCAAAAGTATTACCTTTTTCTTGCCTATGTACAAAGCCGCTAAAGTCGCCATGTAATACTATTACGTTACCTTCTTCAACAAAGCTATCAGTAGCTGAAGGTTTAATACCACGTATCTCAGAAAACTCATACTTATCTGCTTTCATCACACAGATAATACCCCTTGTAATACTTTCTGCTTGATTAGCTTTAGTAAAGAACAATCTATACTGTGTCTTATCTTGTATAACAACACTCTCAAAAAGAGCGGAGTCTCTTATGTTTAAATCAAATACTGACTGTACGTTCTTACTAATAGTACCAAGTTCGGTGTCACCAATTCTTGCAGTAGCAGCGACAGTACGAAGACCATCAGGCCCAAGGAATAGTAAATCACCACCAAATTCTTGAATGGTGTCACCATTAACACAACCAATGTTTCTAGTAACAGCAGTCATAGAAAAATCAGCCTGACTATTGCCTGTTAATTTAAAAATTCTATTAGAACAAAAAATAAATAAACTATCACGAAAAACTTTTAAACCTGTAATGTCATCGTCAACTCGGATGCTACCTGCTCCAAGTGCTACAGAAAAGTTATCTTCGTCAAAAGGTAAACTAAAAATAACTTCTTGTGGTGTACCTGACATTCCTGCATAAAACATATGTTCTTTAAAAGAAGCAACAAACTTAGCACCCGTAACTGTAGGAGGAAATAAATCAGCAACGGTAGCACCAATTTTATGTTCAGCCGCAGTAGTTCCACTAGCAGCCCTAGTCACTCCTGTAAAAGTAGTAGCAGTAACTCCTGTATATGTAAATATTTCGCTATTGATTAATACTGATTGAGTACCAGAACTAGGATCAATAAATCCTGCAGTGCTATCTACTGTAATTGTACCTGAACCTGATAGCGTTGCATCAGCAGCAATATCAGCACCTAGTGATGTAGTTTCACCTGAACCAACATTAGAAGAAGAGATGTCTGTAGCAGCAATAGCACTATTAAAAACTGTAGGTGCATTTGTTTCGTCTACAACAATAATCTTATCATTGCCATCAAAGTTAAATCTTTCAAACCTATACTTTACTGCGTTTGTTCTACCCGTATCTCTTACTGTCCAATTCTCTGAAATAATAGTATTAAGTGCGTAGGCTGCTGCAGTAGTGCTAGAAGTTGCACGTGTGACTCCTGTAAAAGTAGTGCTTGTAACTCCTGTGTAGGTAAATATTTCAGAAGATATTTGTAGCGTACCACTAGAAGAAAACCCTGTAGTGCTATCTACTGTAATAGTACCAGAGCCTGTCATACCTGTAGCTGCTAGTATCTTTACAGACAACTCCGTAGAGGCAGCACTAAATATCTTTTCACCTCTGGCTGCTACTACTTTGTTTGCAAAGTTAGCTACCATTAATACTTTTTCAGAGCTGGTTGATGTAAAAGGAACTACGTGATTTACAAACTTACTATAGCCATCTATTCTTCTGTAGCCACCCTCAATGTCTGGTTCAAAGTTTTCTAGTTCCAGTGCCTCTCCCGGTTGCATAAGAAAAGTAGAACGATTTAAAACTAAACCACCCTCACAGTTAAATGCTATTGGTTGTACTTGAGAACTATCAGGCATTAAATAACACCAGACATAAAACTAATAGAACCACGGGGTCTTAATACAACAGTTGATCTAACATACTCAAACTTATTAATAAGTAAGCTTTGCATATTTTTAATGCCTTGTTCAAAACGTTCAAAATTTAACTGGTACTGTTGGGTTTCACCTCGGTATTGATAAACAAAAGCAGAAGCACCATCTGTAATAACAGGTTTAAATCTGTCTGGGATAGTAGTAATATCACCATGTGCAGATAGGTCATCAGGGAATGTAAAAAAATCAAAAGCTAGTGTATATGCTTTGTCTGGATATGGGTGTAAAAGATAGTTATTGTCAGGAGTTCTAACAATACTTCTAGGTACACCACCATCTATAAACTGCGTTACTGCAACACCACTTGCATGTACAGCAGCGGTAGTACTATTAGCACCACGTGTGCATCCTGTAATATCATTACCTGATATAGCAGTATAAGTAACTTGCTCACTTCCTATGTGAACAGTACCAGAAGTATCTAGCCCTGTAGTAGAAACTAAAGTTAATGTAGTAACAGAATTAGAATGAGAACCATCTAAAGTTGTTGCAACAACATCATCTTCTTGATCCGCAAATCCATTTTGAATATACTCATTATAGTTCAACGTTGTAAGACTATTACCCGAAGCATTAAGATCCTCATCTTTTTTTATTCTGGCTGTACTATAATCAATAGATTTTGTATTTGCAGGTATTGTATATCTGCTTTGTCCTGCTACTAAAGCAGAAGAGTTGGTAGCATGATTAAAAGAATAACCAAACTCTCTTTGATTAATATATCTAATTGACTCATTAACAGCAGCTTTACACTGTGTTTGAACACCCCTTGATCCCGTAAAGTTAGCAGAGGTAAGCTCTACTTCATTCATACGAGTTATAACACTGTTAGTTAATATAAGAAATGTAAGAGCCATTATGTTTCCTTAAGATGCACCAAAGGGGCCAGCGTGTAGCCAGCCCCTTAAGTATTTATTTTAAGTTACGCCAACAGATCACGGTCTACTTCAGAAGCAGATTTGTCTGCTGTGATGTCATCCATGATAATGCAGATTGCATATACACGAATAATACCACCAGTGATAGTTCCGCTAGATGCGTGAACTTCTACATCAAGGGTATCGGCTGCTGCAGTAAAGAAAGGCAGAAGTGTTGCTACACCCGAAGACATAGTAGCAGTAGTGTGATCACCTACAGACGCACCATCATAATCAAATGCTGCTGAAAACTGATCAATATCACCTCCCGTTTGACCCAGAAGTAGTGCTGAGTCAGTCGTTGTACCTTCCATTGCAGTAACAACCTTGATACCTGCATGTAGAACCATTGTGTTGGTTGGCAAAGCAATAGCTTGAATGATGTCATTCGCTGCAATAGCCGTACCACCGTTTTGCAAGATAGCGTCAGCAAAATCAATGTCATTTTGCAAAACCGAAATTGCACCACGGAGTTTCTTGTTTCCCGTTCCAGCATTGTTTGATGTTGAATCGGAGTTTGTACTCATTGTAATTGTAGCCATAACGTATTACTCCCCTATGCTGCGTTATAACGGGCAGTAACGATTGCTTCAGGACGAAGAATCTTACGACCGTATAGATGCATACCACGGACAATGTCAGCGAAGCTGTCAGGGTCACGATATGATTCTGTCTTATTGATTTGCTCTGCGGTTGCTACAGAGGAATCATGTCCCGCCATAATAACACCAAAGTTAGTCAACTGGTTTGCTGTACCAGAAGTACCCGGTCCAGTGCCTACCGCTGGCAGGTTAGACGAAGAGTACACACGGAAACCGTGGAAGTTAGCTACAGCCAGACCGTTACGCAGTCCACCTGACTCACCGAAATCTGCATTCATGAAGCGTGAATCTTCATCAGCAAGAATTTCCATGAATACTGGATCTACAACCAGCCAGCGACCTTGTGAGTCAACTTGCTGTTGATCAAGCAAACGTTTCATACGAGCAATAACCATTGCTGGGGAAGCAGTAGCAGTCGGCAACGAGGTTGCTCCGGGCATACGTGCAGTCAGCGGGATGGAATGTGTACCAGCAGAAGTAGTAGTAATATTTCCAAAGTCACCTTTATGCAGTTGCATAGAAGCAAGCAATTCGTTAGCACCTGCACTAGTAACAGCTTTAGTACCATTAACACTGGTGTTCAAAGCATTAGCTTGTGCGTGTTGACTTGCCTGTGCGTAACCAGCCATGTAGCCAAGAACTTCTTGGTCATGGTTGTCAGCAAGACGGTATGCAGCACGGTTGGTTGCAAGGTCCATGAAGTTGACGTGGCTATGAGCTTCTTCAATGTCATCCATTTTGAAAGCAAAGTAATTAGCTTTGTCAATTACGAGTGAGAAATCCTCATCGTCCAAATCCTGTGCGGTAACACTTGTACCACGGGAGTACGAACTTACTGAAATCTCAGGTTCTTTAATGATTTGTACGGTATCACCTTGCGATGAAATTTCACCCATATAATCAGAGTTTGTGATATCGCCACAAACAGTACTCTTGCGGAAAGCAAGCTGTACTTTTTTTGAGTAGATTACGGGGCTAAAATTACCGTTTGGTAGATTCCCATAACCTGATGTGGTTGCGAAAGCCATAATAGATCCTCCTATAAAGTTTAGGCTTTGTTGAGCTAAACAGTATAATAAAGAGGCTGAGTGTTTAGGGTGCGTAATTTAACTAATCGGCCAACTAGTTTGATACGGGCCTAGACTTAATACAGGTAGTCTTTGTATTTTTGTTTGAGCTTTAGTGGGGGGTCAGTATAGAAGGTAGACCTTACGGTGGCTTCTTTTTACTAACCCTAGTTATACTAACAAATTTTACTTTGTCAATAGTATATTAACGTGCAGAGCCAGATAAATCATAAATAAATTTACCAGACCTAATTGCAGCAGTGATTGCTTCTTCTTGCTTCTCATAGTCTTTAGCAGACATCTTAGCAATATCAGATTCTTTGTATGATCCAGCAGACTGATCTGCTTCAATCTTAGCCTTAGAACCTTTCTTAACAGTCTTAGCAGCATTCTTACGATTAGCTGCATAGTCACTCTTAGTCATACCATTATCAACCTTGTACAAATCAATAACACGGATTACTGAGTCAGCATCATCTGAGTTTTCATAGAGGGCATTCTGTACCCACTTAGGTTGTTCATCAACCCAGTCATGAAAGTCATCAGCCTCACGTAGTTTGTCAAAGTCGGAGTGAGCTTTACGAATATTATCTTCAGCAGATGTACGAGAAATCTCAGCTTCTTTAGCATCTAGTTTCTGCAAACGATCTTCTGCTTTGTTGAACATCTCTTGAGCTTTTTTAGCAGCGATTGTTTCTACAATACTAGCTACATCAGGGTACTCAGCAGCCCATGACTCAATGTCTTCATCAGACTTAGGTGGGCGAATGTTTTCTTCACCGAGACGGTTCTCTAGTGCAGCAAATTTTTCTTCCCATTCTTTTTCTTTCTGTTGCATGTGACGCCGTACATCACCATAACGTTTCTTAAAAGATTTTTCTTCACGACTAAGATCTTTGTCATCTACCTCTTGCTCTTCTTCAGAAGCTACCACTTCTTCTTCTTCTTTAACTTCTTCTGTACTAGCTTCAAGAGCTTCTAGTTCTTTCTCATCTTCTTCTATACGTTTACGATTACGATTAAAGTTAGGATTAACAAATCCCGCAATCTTTGGGGATTCCATTGTTTGTAGTTCAGGCATATTTTTTCCTTTTATATTGGGGCCAGCCGTAGCTGGGTAGCCTTATTGTTACTTCTTCTTACGTTTAGTTATTAGACCACCTTTGTTTTTATTTTTACCTCTACTGCTAAATCTCGTACCAACGTTATTAGAGGTATTTGAGCTGTTACTAGTATTGCCACTTAATCTAGCACGTTCAGAAGAGCTGATAGGAGTAACTTCTCTAGTTATTGCTGAGGCTGGCAGCGGCCCATACTTGCGTGAAGCAAGAGGGTTGTTAAAATCAAATCCAGTTGAGCTTGATGTAGTACCATCTTTTTCTTCTGTTGAAATAATATTAGCTGTTGCACCTGCACCAGTAGGACCACCTCTATCTTCATCAGTGTAAATAATAGTATCTCTAAGTTCAGCCAGTTCTGCAGGATCAAAGTTAAATGCTTGACCTTTTCTTGGCCCCTCTTCAATTTTAAAACTTAAGTATTTATCTAAAGATTTCCACGCTGCTTTTTTAGTAATTCCTGTAAACATTGGGGCAGTTGTGGTTTTGCCTCTAGAGGTGGTCTGGACACTCTTACCTTCCACAGTTCCTTCTGACTGAGAGTCTTCCCAATTTTTAAAACCAAGATCTCTAGCATAACTATTTAATTTCCAATCTCCATTAGACAAAGAGGCAACAAGCCCTTTACCTAAAGAATCGCCTTTTCCAAAAAGTTGGTCTCCTATTTTTGCTAAGTCGCTGCCTTCTATTATTTGATCTCTAGCTTCTGCAAGCCTATAAGCAGCAGCCGCTTTAGAAATGCTTGATTTTTTATTTACAAGATCAAAAATTCCAAATGCTAATTGTATACCTGCGCCCTTGGGAACAAGGGGATTAATATCAGAAGTTCCTGAACCTTTATTAAACTGTTCTTTTATGTATTCTTCTGGATTAACTAGTGCTTTACCACCATCCTCTTCATACCATTTTTCTACTGGTGTTGTTTCAGGATCATCAGGAAGATCTCCTGCATTTGGATTATAACTTAAATTAACAGCACAGAGATAACCATTCCATAAAGTTCCTTCAGGACAACCCCCTACAGGTTCTTGACGAGCAACAGGTTCAGCCCCACCTGTAATCACAGGAGCAACAGGAGCAGGGGGTGCCATTGTTTGAGGTGCTGACATTGGTTGTGAACCATAGCCATAACCAAACCCACCACCCGGTGTATATGAAGGAGCAGTAACCGCTGCACCCTCAGCATACCCAGACATTAAACCACCAGCATTCATGTTACCCATCTCAGCATCAATCATTGCGTCAATGTCTTGCTCTGGTGCTTGAGCCATCTGCATCTGTGGGGGAATAGGTTCACCGCCTATTCTACCATCAACATCCATCTGTTGCAAGCCCTTTTTTGCTTCCATGCGAATGTCTTCAAAGAATTTTACACCAAAGAAACGTACAACATCAGCAGGTACAACATACTCACCCTCAGATAGTCGTGCAGGGATGTCATCACGTACCTCAACAGGGAGAGAACCGGGGGGTACATCATTGCCTGACACTGGGTCTCTTGTCTCAGCCTCGCCACCTAGAGCAAAAGCCATCTGTGTTTGGTTGTTCATTGTTAAGCCTCCTTGGGCAAAGTCTTTTGGTTTTTTAGTTATGTATTCTTTAATTTCGTTTAAGACTGTTTTTTGTTTGGGGCTATAAAGATTGTTTTTTGTTTCTTCATCAAACTGATTAAAGACATAGCCTCTAAATAATTCGGGGTATCCTGTTCTTTCCGACCAAGAGTTAAAATCTCTTTGTTCATTAAAATTTTCTTTATGGTACTTGTACCTTTCTTTCATTATGTCTAAGGAAGTAGAGGTTTTAAAATCTTTATATTTTTCTGAAAGGTATTTATCTTTATTAACAATATGATGAGAAATAATATCTCCTGCAATATCTTCAGGTCTTACATCTTTAAATATTTGCAACCCATACTCTTCTAAAGGTATGCCTTTAGGTCGGGGCATCTCTAAAGAACCAACTTCTCCCGGAGGAAAATGCTCTAGGTAATAAGGGCTATCTTCATTTGGTGTGTCTACTATTTTATAATCATATTTATTTAAAATAGGGTACATTTCTTTTGCAGCTTTATAACTACCCATCAGCATTAACCTTAAGTCTAAGTTGTTTCAAAGCTTGTAAGGCGTAGATCTGTCCCTGTACCCTAAACATAACATGTTCTTCATTTGCTTGAGAGAATTGTTTGTAGCTGAGTTGGATACGTTCTTCAAGCTCTTCTTCAAAAGCTTTCCATGCTTCGGGGTTATTTACTAACAGTTTTAAACTCACTGCATTGGTCCTCCACCAGTGTTACCTGAGAAGCCCTGTTCTCCCGGCTGAGGGGCTGTGCCTGTACCTATGGTACCCCCACCGCTGCCTTGAGTGTCTTGCACCTGTGCACCTGCTGGTGGCCCCTGTGGGGCTGCACCCGGTGGTTGGGGTGGTCCTGCCTGCGGAGGTGGTGGTGGTGTTGGATTCTCAGCTTTAAACTTCTTAAGAATCTCAGCTTGTATTGCAGCATCTGACATAGAGTTAGTCAGCTTGTCTGGGTCAAGGTCCATAGACTTAGCAATCTCACGGATAATATAATCCATTTTTGCAAAAGGTGCAAGTACAGGATTCTGTACAACTCCAAGGAATTGCATAAGACGTTGACTACGTACCTCGTTAGCCATAAGACTTTCAGTACCACGGGCTTTAACTTCAAGATCGCCTTTGATTTCTTTGTCATAGTCAAACTGCATATTGAAGTTAAAGAATGCTTTAGCTAGCGGTGCTAGTAAATAATCATCTACATTCTTAACTACATTTCGTATAGAACCATTAGCAGCAGACATAAGCATACTAATGCCAGAAGCCGTTCGTCCAACACCTTGCACTCCTGTCTGCCCGTGAGCAAAGCTAGGGAACCCAGTAGATTCATCAGCTAGTACTCTGGCTTTATCAAACATCTGCATATTCTCATTGGATACGTTAGGGAACTTAGTGCCAAAGATTGCCTGTCCGGGTGCACCACCTTGGCGACGAAAGACTTTGCCGGGATAGACAGAAAGATCTTGACCCGGAACTAAGTTAGTCTCATCTACTTCAATGAGCATGTTGCCTGATAGTGCAGCATTGTCCACAGCCATGCGCATAAAGCCATTCATCAAGGTTTGAGTGTCATCCATGTTTTCAGCAATACCTACACCAAAAAGACTGTAAGGGCTTACTTCATAAGGTACTGCATAATATGGAATAATAGCAGGGGTAAACGGATTCATAACTAGACGTAGTACTTTATTGTTACATACCCAGATGTTTACATTTACCTGATCCATATCAGACAACTCAGAAGGGATATCTACATCATGTCCCTCAAGAACATCTGTATCTACACTACCCCAGAACTCAAGGACTTCAAAGCGTTCTGCTTTAGATTCCTGAGCATCATCTTCCATTGCTTGTTCCCACCATTCTTTAACGTAGGACTCTCCTGCTTCTATGGCAGTATCAATGGCATTGGCCCTAAAGAAAGGACGTTTCTTAAGAGACCTCATTTGGCTACGAGACATTTTATGGCGCTCAACGATGTACTCAGCCTCATCCATGTTAGCAGCATCAGGGTCAGGGTAGAAGTTCCAAATAGAAACACTAGATGTTTGTGGGATAGTTTTAATTACTGGGTCATACTCACCGCCATCGTTCCAATTAGGGTACTCTTTATCTATAGCAAACGGACCTTTCATAACACCTGTACCAAAGAGTGCGCATTCAAATGCAGCTACACGTAACTGTTTGTTTGCATTAGACTCTTCTAGTTGGTCATGAATTTTCTTCTCCATCTTCTTAGCTGCAATCATTGCAGGATGGAAAGTAACCTGTGTAGGAGTAGTACCCACACCTTCTTTTAGTTCCTCCATTACTGGAAGCAATTTTTCAGTCAGTCCTGCAAGCCGCTCTTTAAGTTTTGGCCCAGTTTCTCCCGGAAGAAGTTTACTCTCTTCTAATGAAGGAGGTCTAGCTTTTTTAATCTCATCATTAGTTTCAAAATAAACTGACTCTTCTACACCTTCAGGTAAAACAGTAGGATCAACTGTAACTGGGAACTTATTATTTCCAAACAAAACTTCAATGATTTGTCCGTATGCAGCTAATACTTTTGTTTTAGTTACTTTAACAAATACCTGAGATTTTTCTGTAGAAGTAAACTGCACATCAGGTCCATATAAACCACGGTAATTCCTATATGCTTGAATCCAACGGGTTTCTTCTACCTCACGTGCATCAGATGCTTTTTTATAGTGTTTATGAACTAAAGAAACAATGCTACCAGCAAGGGGATCACTGTAGTTATCTTTCTTCATATCTTCTAAAGAACTTGCATCTTCGGTATCCATTACCATGCTTGTTTCAAAAATATCTTCTTCTTCCATACTATTTCCTTAATAACCAAATGTTGGATCGCTAGCTTGAAAGCCACTGTTTTGTGAGGCTGGATCAAAATCAAATAGACTGCTTCTTGGTCTTGTCATTACTCCGTACCGCAAAGCATCGTATAGGTGGTCTTCTGAGTGTGTGTCTACGTCTTCTGGGTTGTTCTTGTCTAGTGGTATTGCTGGTATCTGAGAGATACTATTAGAACAAGTATTAAAAAATACTATCCTTGGCTCATCTGTGAAATCGTCTACCTGCAATCGCCTGTGTATCTCGTTCTTTCCTGACACCCTAGAGCCTTTAGATCTGTCAGCAGGTCTCCAACGGCAACCCTTCATGATCATCTGTTCAGCAAGAGATGGGCCAGTATCACCACGATTATGCCACAAAGAAGAGTCAAGAACTCCATAACGTATTTTCTCCTCACCCTCAGCTTCCAGTATCATATCAGCTAGGTCAGTAGCTATGACCTTTGAGCAGTACATTTCTCTGTAAACAATCAGTTGCTCATCAGGTGCTACTGCCATCCAGAGTACTCCTGTATGAGAACCGTACCCGTAGTCACATGCTCTAAACCTTGCCCAGCTTCTTGGTATATCAAAGGGTTCAATTACGTGTATGCTTCTATTCCACTCAGGGAAAGCTGCACCTTCATTAATATCCCAGTTACCTTCAAGTAGTTGCTTGCGTTGGTGTTCTGGTAGTGACAGAAGGTTAGCCTCATAGAGACCATCATCTGCTAGGTAGGGGTTGTCAAACAAAGTAGCAGGTATAAACCTACGCTTAAACAATGGTTGACCTTCTTTAGTGTGTCCTTTAGGCCAAGAGATACGTTCGCCTGTCTCAGGATCAGTAGCATCAAAGCTTGTATTGTTTGGTGCTGGATCTACAAAGGTCTTCTTTACCCATTGATGTCCAGCTCCTCCGGGGTTAGTTGTGGCTCTTTGGTATAAATCTAGGCCACTGTTCTTAGTTGTCCGAAGACGTGATCTCATATAATTCCAAGGGTAAGGGCTAGGCCATTGTGTAAGTTCATCAAAACCAATCCAGTTAAAAGCTTGTCCTTGGTATCTTTGTACATCATCGTCCCTATCTAAATATGATAACCATAGAGTAGCACCACTAGGAGCTACCCACGTCTTGTCCCGTTCCATGAATTTGATTCCGGGGATTGCTCTGGGGTAGAGTTGTTTGGACACCGAGATAAGTTCTCTGAGTTCTTCTGTGCTTCTGCGAACAAGAAGCTTAGAAGATAGTGGGTTATTAAAATACCTAACAGGATCGGCCAACATAGCAAAAGACTTACCACCGCCAGCCGCTCCTCCATATAGTACCTCCTGTTCTGATGCAGACAAAAAGTCTGTCTGTGGTCCCGGATTTGATTGAAAGATTATGTCTTGAGCTTTACCAACATCAATCGGCTCTGGTTTCACTGTCGCTGGAACCGTCTTGATTTCTGGCTCCGATACGGTTTCTTTCAAGGGTTTCCGCTTTTGCCGCCGCTTCTTTGTAGCGTTCAGCGTAATAGCGTTGCGTTGAAGCTTCTGCTTTACGGTGTCGTTCAAGTTTAACTCTCTTCATTAGACCTACGTGAGAGATATATCTACCAGACTTCTCACTTAACCAGTTGGCTACATCTCTGTAGCTGTATTGCTTTAGAAACTTTTTAGCTTCTTCTAGTGTTTCTAGCTCTTCTGGGATTGGTAGTAGTATATCATTATCTTCAGGGTCTTGTCTATAGCCAAATGGAATTACTCTGCCTACTCTAACAACTGACAGCCATTCATATCCGTTCTCATCCATTTCTGGCTTAGGTAGCTTCCAAGTTTTATTAATTTTCATTGTTTTTAGGAGGTAAAATAAACACGGGGCTATCAGTCTTTACTTCTACTTTGTCAGTCTTAACAAAGCCAGCACGATCAAGGAAGTCTTTTGCTGCTGCCATCTTCTCTTTATTGCCAAGGTCAGTAGGGTTAGTCATTACCTGCATCATTGAGTATGCAGCTTTACTACCAGTAGCTGAGATAAACTTCTTAGTAAGATCGGCAATCTCATCCTGCAGTACTGAAGTAATGCTAGTGGACGAAACATTGTCTGAGTATCCCGCAAGACGTTTAGCCCTCACAGGATCACCCTGTGCTGACTCAAATAGTACGTCAAGAAATAGTTGTTGTTTTTCTGTAAGATTTCTCATTCACACTCACATTTCTGGCAAGGACACTCACGATTTAATATTGCACATAGAATACGATTTAAATATTTTATCATGTTTTCTTCCTATAAGGTTTTACTTTGGCTGCAACTTTTTTCGGTTGAGCCACAAACTGCTTACCCTTAGCAGTGCCTTTTCGTTTGGCTCTAGTGGTAGAAGCATACTCAGAATCACTAAGAGACTTAATAGCTTTCTTAGGTAGGTATCTCTCACCTGTGGCCTTTGGCCCTTGTGTTGAGGGCTTGCCACTCTTAGTAGTCCACTTCTGCTTAGTCCAAGACTTAAGACTTTTTTGACTTTTTGCCAGCGCCATCTGCTTTAGCCTTTGCTGTTTTACTTAGGTCTTTATAGTGAAATAACTTTACGCTTGTCTTACTGTGAGCCTTACCTGTATGGGAAGAACCGTCAGGCATTTTATGAGTACCACCCTTATGTTCAGTCCCGTCTTTCTTATAATGTTTTACGCCCTTCATGATGTGTATCCTCCACCTTTGGCTTTATATTGTTTGGCAACCATTTGAGCTTTACGTGCCGACCATTGGCCGGGACTTCCGCCTTTACCACTGGCCTTGACAGAGGCAACAAGAGACTTGCGCATAGTAGGCTTAGTATAATTACCAGCCGCATTAACGCCCGACTTCTTCTTCTTTGTAGAACCTGTAGTTGATTTCACCACGTGTCATTCCTATGTCTTTGAGCATCTCATCTGTCAGATTATTTAGCTGCCAGTACTCTGCTCGTCGCTGTTGGTGTACCTGTAGTTTCTTAATAAAGTTCTTAAACATGGCTTATCTCCTTTTACCAGAGACAGTTATACCACATGTTAGCTTATCATTCTACAGACAAGATTGCAACCCCGTTATGCGTTTTTATTCTTGAGGTTATTTACTTGAGACTTCACCATGCCGCCCATGTTGTAAGTCATGACACCAGATTTAGTCATGCCTTGGCGATTCATTGCTGTAGGCTTCTCATTCATCATAGGGCTATCTTTATTCATCATGCCACCCATATTGTAGCCACCTTTGTTATAGCCTGACATTTTTTTCTTCTTAGCCATACCGCCCATGTTCATCTTGCCAACACCGTCAGCAGCATAGGCTGGTACCTTCTTGCCTTCTTTCATAACCATAGGCATTGAGCCACCTTTGTTATAGCCTGAAGTTTTCTTTTTCTTTGGTTTCATTCCGTACATTTTATTTCCTTTTAAACTTTAACTTCCCAAAAGCATTTTCGTAATCATCTTGTGATATTCCAAGGTCTTTTCTTTTTTTTGTGCTAATTTCTTTCACTTTAGATTTTACATCCTCATAACTAATAGCAGCTCTTAATCCTTTATCTTTATGTAAGTAATAAAGACTGCCAGCTTTTTTAGCTTCAACAAGAGTTTTATAATTACCTGCCCTAGCTTTAGCTTTTTCTTTACTTACAGTAGATTTTTTATCTTTAATTTTTTTATTTAAAACAAAAGTAAGAGCTTCTTTTTCTGCTTCATCTCCAACTCTTCTTAATTCTGGTATATTAGCCTCAAACAAAGCCCTTTTAATACCTTTTTTATAACTACTTTCATCCAATGGTTTTACATTTTTTTCTATTTTTGGTTCAAGTTTTGATTTAGGTGGGGGACGATTTTCTTTTTTTGTTATTTGCACTTCTAATTTTTTTTCTGCTAAGGCAAGTTTTTTCTTTGCTTCATCAACTTTTGTAGCTGCTCGTACTTTACGTGCAAGACTTCTTTTATCTTTTGCAGTACTAAGATCACTACGTGCACGTTCTGCTTCTTTAAGTTTTTTTTCTGCGGCTTCCTTTTCTTTGTAAGCATCATATGCTACTTTACCTATGCCCGCAACTGCAGCTATGTTTAAACCTTGGGCAAGACGTTTAGGTATAGTTGACTTAGATGTTGTGACTGGCTTGGGTGGTGCTTTTGGACCATCTAAAGGTTTCTTAGGTACTCTTTTAGGTAAAGATCCCACTGGACCATAATTTTTTAATTTTTCTAGGCCTTTGCTGCGAATCTTAGATTGAGGAACAGACTTTTGATTAGCTCCTCTTGGGGCTGGACCAGAAGGAGTTTTAGGTTTATCACCTTTAATCTTAGCCAATGCACGGGTAATAAGAGAAATAAGATTATTTTCTGTACCATCTACAACTTTAATTTTACTGCTTATCTGTCCTTTTGTAGCTTTACGAAAACCTTTTGCTACAAGACGTTGTGCTATTTTTTTAGTTGCTGCTCGTACTAGAACTCCTCCAAGGAAGTAAACTACTGGTACCATTTTCTTTAAACCTCTATGTCTAATCTACCACTTGACTTTGTGGCTCCAATATTTTGCTGACAGTTTGCTCGTTGTCTTCCCTTGTGCATCATGTCTTGCGTAGTAACTTTTTTTACGGGCTTTATCTTTTGCAGTCTTGGGGGCTTTACCTGCGCCCTTAACTCCCTGCTGACCAAACCTGATGAATTTATATGTATCATTTTCTTTCGCCATCACACAGTGAGATTTAGTTTTATGACTAGGAGTTCTCTTAGGTTTATTAACACCCTTGAGTCCTTCCTCCTTCATCTTAGTCTTTACTCGTTCAGGGATAGCCATATTAATATCCTAAAAAGTATTGGGGGAAACACTGACGCCCAGCTTAACCCCCAATTTAAATTATTTGAATAATCAAATATGACGCCTAAGCAAGAATTACTCTTACTGTAGCATTAGTACTAATAGCCCTCAACAAGTTCATTTTAACAGTTTGTGCTGTGGGACTTAGTGCTCTTTCCTCTGAAGGGTTTACTGCATTAGGTACAGCTAGAGTGTATGTTGTAGGTACATACACCACTGAGTCATCAGAAGGTGTAAGCAGTCTTGGGACTTCAAGAATGAGGTCGTTAGCTGTTACAATATCTGCCTCTGCCGCAGTAAAACTAATATAAATTGGCAGAGTTGTATGCAGATAAATCATACTGGTAGCACTAACATCTACGTGCAACGTAGTAGTACTAACAGTTAATACAGTTTGTACACCCCAACCTAAAGCAGTACGTGCTCCTTGTAAGTTAGATTGATAAATCATTGGTTATTTCCCCTTAGACAATACCATAAAGATTAATCAACGAGTAGTCAGTGGTTACGTTGACAATCATAACTGTACCAACTACCTGAATAACATCACCAGCCGCTGGACCTACAGCACCTGCAGCACCCAGAGGTACGGCGTGGTTGCCTACTACAAGTGTACCCGAAGTAAGTACAGTTTGTGGACCTGATACAGCCATCCAACCAAAGTGGGAAGCAGCCATATCAACAACAGTGACACCCATAGTTGCACCTGTAGTTGTAGCAGCTTGAACAATCAAAGCACTGAGAGGATCAGCAATAAGAGTAATCCGTGTGCTAGAAGAAGCTGTAAGAGCTGTTGCTAAATCATCATAAGTAGTAATGATAATAGACGGGTCTGATGAGTGATCATGTGCTGGGTTAGAACGAATACGGAGCATCTGACCTTCACCTGCACCATCATTAATATACAAGTAACCACCTGCATATTGATTAAGTGTAATGTCAGTGTCACCAGCAGTCTCAACAGAGATTGCAGTTTCACCAGCAGCTACGTCAGCAGTAGGAGCTAGATCAAAGTGGTGAGCAATAGAGGCAGCGTGAGTTACACACTTACCTGCTGTTACTGCAGCAGAACCCATCTTACAGTAACGGTATGTAGTGTTACCGTACAGAAGCTTACTGCCGATTGGAAACAGTTGGCTAGCACCTGAAGTAAACGGGTCTACTGTGCCATAAGTACTTGCACCTTTACCTACAATGTAATCAGTAGCAGCATAACCTGCAGCTTCAGTATACTGTACGTGTCCACCACCAGTAGTTTGTAGTCCACCTGTAATGTCAATGCCATTGCCAAATGTAATATTACTTTGGTACTCTTCAATACCTTCTGTGAGAATAGTTGTTGCCATGATTTTATTTCCTTCTTTGTGGTATTACCACTTTGTTTGTTGCTGTGGGTATGCCACTATTTTATATTTTATTCTTATTAAACGTTTTCATTGCTTTAGCCTGCGCTGGGGCAAAGTTACCATAAGGATTTACTTTACGTTTAGGCGTTGAGCGTTGTCCAAACATAGTGCTTTTTTTGTTTGTATTGACTGCTTGTTGATTAAACTTTTTCATATTATCTTGCATTAGTTTCAGGTAGTTACGTTTTAGTTGAGCTGTGTCGCCATAAAAAGATTTAGGGGAACGTTTTTGTTGACGAACTGGTCTGTTAGCTTCAAGGGCATCACGTTGTTGTTTAGCGAAAGCACGTCTTTGTACAAGTTCTTTTTGAGTTATACCTTGCGGTTTTTTACCAGTAATAATATTCTTTAATTTCTTTTCAGTAGCAGGGCCAAACCTAGAGTTCTTCATTTGTTTTTGTTGAGCAGGTGTATGAGTTACCCCGCCACCAAAATGATAACCCTTCCCTTTAAGATTGTCAACAGACTTAATAGCAATGTGTTTTAAATTAGCCATAATACCTCTTACATCATTTCAAAGTGCGGAGCATCTATGAACGGTCTACGACCTTGTGAACGACGAAGGTCTACATACTCATTCATAGCTTCTTCCATTGTTCCTGTAAAGTCACCAATGTCTCCTATGGTCCAAGCAGCACCCCACTTGATAGGTACCTCAAGTTTACAAGCAGCATCACCCATAGCATCAGCAAGGTCATCATACATGTTCAACTGCCATGTAATGTTAGAACCTACGTAGGCTACTAGGTCCACTGCACGGCCCTCTAGGTGCTTACTCTTCATAGTTTGGCTAGCACCACTAGCTACAAGCTTCTCCTGCTCTTCTACGGTACGCATACCGCATGTGACACCGAAGTCTACTTTAGTGTTCTTAATAGCTTCTGTTACTACCCGGATCAGGTCAGGGTTAATTCCCTCAAGTCGGCCCATGCTACGTGTTGATAGTTTAAACATCTTTATTCTCCGCTATGAGCTTTGCTTGCTCTCGTATTAACTGTTGCTGTTTCTCTAAAGCAATGTACTGCTTGTCTAACTCTGATAGTTGAGGTAAAGGGATTACGTTACTAGTCATTTATTTAAATTATTTACAATTGTTTTCCAACCAAACCCAACAAAATCTTTGATTGGTTTATTACCTTTATAAGCAGAAGTATTATAGGTTGGGTTTTCTTTGTCTTTTTGTTTTTTCAAGGCTTCTTGAATTAATCTTTCATTACGTGTTTTAATTTTTTCAGCTTTAACTACAGTAGATACATCATCTTTAAGTTTTCTTTTTGTCTTGGTTACTTTTAAATCTTGTTTGGCTTTAGCATTAACTTTACGTTCAGCCCGCTTTAGTTCTTTTCCTCTAGGAGACTTGTTAAATATATTAAGCATACGGTTACGTTGGTTAGGCTTTAATCCTTCCCACGCTTTCTTACTAATGCCTAAATTTTTATTCCAATCATCCATTGTTTTTACTTCCAAAGAACTTACTCACTGACCTCATACCTATAGATGCACTAACAATACCACCAAGGGCTATCTGGTACCACTGAGGCATAACCTCCAGTGCCTCAAAGCCTCTAGCTACGATATCATTACCCCAATCACCACAAAAGGCTAGGATTAGTGGGATAGAGAATAGTAAAGTAATCCACTCATCTTTCCAGCTATTCTCTGTAGCCTTAATAGCAGCGATGTCCCAGTCAATCTCACCAGTAAGCTGCTTCTTCTTGATCTCAGCTTCGGTTAGTTTGAGTTGAGTCTTACCATCTATGATACTTGTGGCTAGACCCGTGAGACTTCCTATGAGTTGTCCTATCATTTCTTTTCATTCCCCAACCACACAGCAAAGCAACCAGTGAGTGCACCCATACAGACTGACACTAGGCCAGACTGTTGGATAGATGGATCAGGTAGGCTCATGAACCAATGAACTGCTTGATAACTAAGAATAGTAACAGCAAGCATCATGATGCGGGGCATCAGTTGCCACTTAAGTACACGCTCCATGATGATCTCTGGCATATTACTCCCAATCTCTTTTAAGTTTTGGTTTAAACACGTCTCTAGCAGCAAGATGACCCTCTAGGTACATGGCTCTCTCAATACGGTCTAGAGTATACTTGACGCCTGTGTCATTATGTATTGCTTCTCGTACATAGAATACATCAGACCTTGGAATGTGTACTCTACGTAGTCTGCTTTCGTCTTCGTCAGCTAGTGCTAGATAAAATTCTTCTAGTACATTCTCACTGGTGTACATCTTTGGTTTGGACATGACTAGTTATACCTATTTTGGCCCTGATGTCAAGAGGGAACGACAAAATACTTAAAAAATCTGGGTACAGTACTTAAAGTATACTCTAAGTATTATTATTACTTTATATATAAGTATTAATAAAACCTTAAGTAACTCTAAGTTACTTTAAGTATTCTTAATTATACCACATAATGTTTAAAAGTCAAGAGTTATCTTTAATAATCTACGATTACTTATTGAATACCTGTTCAATTAATACCTTAAGTGTTCTTAACGGCGAGGATGGGGTTACACATAGGGTAAAATACCCCCTGAGAGGCTCTGTGTCGCCCTCTAAGGGGTGGTCTAGGAGATTCATGGGGGTCTACCGCCTGTGGAGCTTAAGGCTTTGTACGGGATGATTTACATTGTGTGTGTGGATTATGTATTATACGTAGAAAAGGGGGGATTATGTATAGACATGGGGTAAAAGATGATGTAGTTACCAATTGTATTTTACTCCCCGCTGGCATTGTGTGTGTACGTATACCCCGGCACCCCCCGTGGCCCATGCCCTACCCCTAGTTGATAGGTCAATGCTACTTACTTAATGTTATCCCTACACTAATCATGCTAACCTACTGATATCATTACGTTTTATACACAATAGAGGATTATCATGTAGAGAAAAGACTAAAGTTTTCCACATGTTTTCAAGGTGTTAGCTTGTTTTGTTAAAGCCATGCATTAATACAACCCAAACCCTTAATGTATCACATGAACACCCTATCCCCCTAAACATTATGTATAAACATTATGAGTAAACATTGTGTGTAAACATTATGCCAATACTTTATCTTTATATATTACGACCTATACTTATCTGATTATATTATAGGTAAACATTGTTGATATATCTTATTAGTAATAAATACCTGTAAGTTATTCTTATGATATTTATATGTAATTATTACTGGTAATCTACCCTATTCACCACAACCTTAACTTGCGAATCACCCTATTGCTACACAACCTAGAATGATTGTAATGACTATCTAAGGTTGCCGAATCACCCTATTGATTTCTCTTTATAGTTGTGCTGTACAAGTAATAATTACAAGTAAATGTTTCCATAATAACCTGTTTTTTCGTTAAAACCATACTAATTATAATGATAAATATATCCTTTATAATGTAAAACCAACCTTTTAAGACCTATCTGTAGCTCGTTTTATTGTTATTGAGAGTTAAGTTTTTTGGATGTCGCTACCCACCTAGGGAAAGCCCCACAAGATGAACTACCCCGCCAGTCTGGACCTCTAACCGGATTGAACGGCTCTTAAGCTTTAGAGGATACCTAGTGACGACCTACTAAACGACCTAACGGTTATAACTATTTTGGAGATGTTTCGGAGACATCAAACCCCAACAAGTTCTTTAAGCTCGGTTGGAGAGACATAGGTTATAAAGCGGATTTGGAATTGTATTAGTAGAGGTGATAGGGTTGAGCGTATCGGTTGTACAGCTTGAATTGACAAGCTGGAGAGGTCTTTTGATTGACCGTACAATAATAGCAAGGTCGGCCAATGGTCACAGCAATGTGAAACATTCGGAGACATCACTTGCGCCGATAAACAGTAGGCTATAAGCCTGCTAGTCTTGTCTGTTTTGACAATAAAAACACCTTAATCGGTGGGCTTCAAATGCTCTTGGCAATGTTCTTGCCATAGGAAAAGCGGGAAGATTGACCAGACTGATCATTAAAATGGTGGGTATCGTGGGTCATATAAAATTTCCAGTAGGGGTGTTACTCTGCCTAAGCCTAGCCAACTAGGTCTTACCGTATGGTATGGGGCGGAGTGCATCTAAGGGCGTCCTATGGTGGGGCGTCCTTTATTGCACTCTTATGGAAAGATAAAATCATGGTAAACGTAGTCACAAAAATGTTTAAAGATGCCGAGATTGACGCCCAAATTGTCAAGGTCAATGGTTCGGCTATGTCGCTGCAACAGAAAATTCACAATGTCGCTGTGTCCATACTCAAGGTATGGCATGACGAAAAGGGTGTTGAGGGTGCGGCTCTAAAAGCTGTCGCTCGTATCAATGCTTTGCAGGATGCGTCCCCGTATCATACCCGTGCTTTCTCGGTGTGGGTTGGTATGATGTTGCCCCTTGAGTGGGCAGCCGAAAACAAGGTTTGGTTTGGTGATGTCAATGGTGTGTTGACTGGCAAAATGTTTATTGCCGCCCGTGATCTACCCTTCTGGAAAGCGTCACCTCCACCCCAAGCTCAACCTTTTATCATGGCTGATGAATTGCAGCGTATATTGGACAAGGCCGTTAAGCGCGCCGATAACCCCAAGGATGGTGATGTTGTTGATGTCGCTGCGTTCAAGCACCTGCGTGATGCGATCAAGGTATTCAATGCGGTGGTTGAATAATCAAGGTGGTTACTGGATAAGCGCCCCATGTGTAAGCGTGGGGTGTTTTCTTGTGTCCAACTGAGCACTAGCACCCTGCGTATAGCGTGGGGCGTTTCTATTTTTGGAAAGGGTAAACCAATGAACTATAAGAAAAATATCCAGTGGACTGTTCGTTACTATGGTGTGAGCGACAAGCTACCTATAGGCGTACAGACGTTTGATGACAGGGAACGCGCTTCAGCCCACTATCTTGAGAAACTATTCTTGGCAAACGATGATGACATTACACCATTGCCACGCATGTTTGAGGAGACAATAGAAACAATCAGCCAAGAAGTCAGACTTGCGTGGGAGGATGTGTAACTATGGGAAGGAAAAATAGCCATGTTAAGTGAAGGTAGTAAGCGGGATAACACCGAGGGGCACCGCTTTAAATACAAGGTGTATAAGGTGGTCAACACTGCAACTGGTGTGGAGTACCGCATATCAGGCGCAGGTCTAGAGTTACCCTACGAAGCGTTACGAAACTTATCTTTAGGTGAGGTGTGGAGGGGTGAAAGTAATAGATATGAAAGGATATTGTGATGAAAATAGGGTGGATAGGTTGGAGAAAAGCGTTGTATTTATTAATAATACACACAGCATTTCTTGTTGATACCGTTGTGTTGATTGCAACCTTGTCATTAGTGCGTACCAAATTCTATAGTCAGGTACTATTTTCTGATTGGTTAGATGAAAGGATATTGTGATGTGGTATGAGAATGAGGACGGGTCATGGACATGGTGTGAACCAGCGTGTTGGTATGACCACCTGTGGACTGATGTCCTCGCCGTGATACTAATTGTAATTATGACAACTGTCATACTGTGTATGGGGTGATCACTACCAGCAAGCGTATGTTTTGTCATACGTTTCGTGGTGCTGATACGGTACCGTCTTTGAAAGGACATACTATGACTAAACCTCTTACACAACAACAGCAACAAGCAGTAGTGGCGATGTATTATAACGGTAATACTTATGATGATATTAAACTTGAAATGGGGGTGGGCAACAATACTATTGTTAAGTTTGTCAATATAGCAAAAGCAGCAGGTGCACCGTCTAGGGTGCGTAAGATCGGCACCAAAATTTCGGAAAGGTTTCATACACTTGAGTTCAAGCACACGGTGTGTTGCTATTACACCAACCATACTGGTGATCAAACATCAGAAAAATTTGATGTGACTACACGATCAATACATGGGTGGCGCAAAAATCTTGGCTATCCTAACAAGCATTACGGCAGAAATATTAAACACGATCGCACCGATAACGATGTCAAGTCTTTCAAGGTAACTAAGACAGCATCAGGCAAGTACCGAGCCAAGATCTTAGAGGGTGCTGTCGCTGCTTTGACAGCAGCAGTAGTAGCACTCAAAGGGCTTGAATAAGTTTGACTACCATCATACCCTCATGCCATAAAGTGTGAGGGTATCTTACAAGGAGAACGATATGACCTATGAAGTAATCATGATTGACCCGGTGGCGGCACAGCATGTGTCCGCTGCAATGGACATTGAGTCCTATGACCTGTGTGTCAACCATCTTGTTCGGTGGCACACGTATCATCTGGAAGACAAGGACTTGATGTTCACCAATGGTGGACGTGTCTTCCCCAGCGAGGAGCCTGTTGGTGCACTCATACCTATTCGCAATGGTACTGTGGAGGTGGCATCTTGCATGTTCGGTGTGGAGCCACGTGAGAATGGTTTTGTTGTACGCCGCATCAAGGAGCTACACCCCACTGATACTGTGATGCGAGCCTTTGGTTCGTATGATGATACTCATTGCTGTGGCTTCACTGATGACAGTCTTGTCGGTTGGATTAGAAATACTATCATGGACTCCAACATAGGTGAGAAGCAAGAGGTTACATCTAATTGGAACTTGAGACTACGTGCTATCCAACCAGTCAGATCCACCAAGTATCATGGCAAGATCAGTGTCTTTCAGAGCAGCAAGGATGCTGACAATGACAGACAGGTGGCTATGAAGGCTGGTCGTGCCTTCAGGTTTATCTTTCCTGAGCTTGATGACTCGGAGCTTGAGACTATTGTTGATGCCTTTCGTGAGAACTTTTCCTTGCGTAAGTATACACTCAAGACAGGCAAAGATCCCAAGCATTTCACCCATGCCTACTCACACGATCAGGCTGACATGGACAATCCCAACACCACCTATGACCGCAAGGCTATGATCCACTCATGTATGCGGTATGACTTTGATCACTTACCCAGACACCCATGCTCTGCGTATGGTAGTGGTGACTTTGAGATCATCTGGTTGGAGGATGACAAGGGTTGCATTGCTGGTCGCTGTGTTGTATACATAGGTGGTTCCACACCTGCTGCTGGGCCTATCTATGGTGTGTGTGAGAAGTCTCTTGACATGATCCAATCACATGTTGATGACATGGGTGCCACTGTCGGCAGGGATGACTCATGGGATGGTGCCAAGCTACTCAGCTTCCCGCACCAAGATGGATACATCGGTCCTTACCTAGACGTTGACCCCAAGCGTCTCACTGTTGGTCATGGCTCTGATGATGGCTTTCTTATCGTAGATGAGGACGGTGAGGTTGATGCTAGTAAGTATCAAGGCATACTAGGTAACTCACACTATACCACATGCTGTGAGTGTAGTACTGATTTGGGTGAGGATGACTACTACTACTCAGAGCATACTGATGGTCAATACTGTGAGTGTTGCTACGGCGATGAGCACACCTTCTGTGAGTATGAGCAAGAGATGGTGCACAACAGCACGTTGGTTGAGGTGTGGACTGATACCCGTTGGGGTGAACGCAGCGAGATGGTGTCAGAGGGTGCACGGGACAACTCCTTTGTTGAGTGTACCGATGGTAAGTGTTGGCATGAGGATGATGTCAGATACTGTGAGTGTAATGGTGAATGGCTCTCCCCTAAAACTCTTAATGATGATTACTTTGAGTCTGATTGGGACGGTGAGATATACCCCAATGAGTTGAAGTGTATGACTGAGGATGATGAGAGTGTCAGTGTTGATGAGGTAGTAGATGAGGGCGGCAAGGTCGTAAAGATTGATGGTGTATGGAAAATAGTAAAAGAGGATGACGAATAATGTATAGCCTAATAGAGATGCTTCGGTACAAGAGACCGCAAGGTACACAAACACAAGATGAGTTCTGTGAACGGTTCCTTGAACCACACTTCGGATTGCCTGACAGACACGGCAACTACATACTAAGCATAGGTGAGACACCGACTCTCTGCTTTGCATCACACCATGATACAGTACACAGGACTGAGGGTCTGCAACAGTTGGTTGTCACCAGTAATGTTGTATCGGTTGCTGATACAGCTATCTCCTCATGCCTTGGTGCTGACTGTACCACTGGTGTATGGCTCATGCTTGGCATGATTGAGGCTGGTATTGAGGGTGTGTATGTCGTTCATGCAGCAGAAGAGGTCGGTTGTGTAGGTAGCTCTGCCCTTGTCAAGGATAATCCGTATTGGTTGACAGGCATTGACGCAGTGATATCCTTTGACAGATACGGTGACACCTCAGTGATCACACACCAGATGGGTAAGCGTACAGCTTCATCAGAGTTTGCTACGTCCTTTGCTGACGCAGTAGACTTACCCCAGCTTATCGCTGACCCCAATGGTTCTTACACTGACTCCAATGAGTATGCTGATGTGGTGCCTGAGTGTACTAATATCAGTGTGGGTTACTACGGTCAGCATGGTGTCAACGAGACGCAAGACCTTGAGTTCGCTGACCTGCTGATGTACAAGCTGTGCGCTGCCAACTGGTCTAAGCTAGTGATTGCCCGTGATCCCTCACTGTATGAGTCACAGTACGAGGATGACAACTACTGGTCTAAGAACTGGTCTAGGTTGTATGATGAGGTGTCCTCACCAGATATGTCAGATGACTATGATAGAGAAAGTATTATCAGTTTGATTGAGAATAATACCTGCGCTGTGGCTGACATGCTGATCAAGATGGGCATGACTGCTGACCTACTGGCTGAGGAAGTTGGTGTTGATGACAGTCGGTATATCAATGACTACATCAATAGAAGATACGTGTGACAACTTGTCGCAACGATTAGCCCTTGCATCGTTTTCTAGTTCGGTATAACTAAGGTACTTAGGGTACTTACTTAAAGTATTCTTTATTAACTCTATATATAAAAGTTAATAAATACTTTAAGTACACTTCAAGAGGTGAACATGAAGTATACACACAAAGTCAAACGAAAAGATGGCGGTACGAGTTACCGTTTTGTACCACCTACTGACGCTGCACTTGCTGGTGTTGCGTCAAGTCAAACCTTTAGGGATGGCAGGATAGCAAGGTACGAGGTGCCTAAGCTAGTAGACTTGATTGATAGCTATAGACGTGGTGACATACTGGTTGGAACGTATGGCCCTAGCTCAACGCTCAGTCAACTGCTGACACAGTACCTCAACACTAAGCACTTTAATTCTTTGTCGTTCAATACACAAAAGAATTATGAGTACAACTTGAAGGCTATGTGTTTAGGTCATGTGTTTAGTAAGTCTATTGGCGACATATCAATAAACAAATTGAACACCGTGATCTGTACTGAGATGTATGATCAGTGGGAGGAGGACATCAGCACTGACCATGCCAATCAATACGCTAGGCTATTGTCTGTACTGATCAATCACTTCGTATCACTAGAGTTTATTACTCACAACCCTATGAAGAATGTGACTAAGCGTAGCCACCAACCACGTTCAGTTATCTGGACTAATGATCAGGTAGAAACATTTCTTAACAAAGCATTCGCCAACTACAAGTGGCGTAACGTAGGGTTGATTGTTATGCTGGCCTATGAGTGGGGCCAACGACCTGTTGATATTAGAAATCTTAAGTGGCAAGACATAGACTTCATTAGGGAGACAGTGACTATTACTCAGACGAAACGTGGTGCTACTGTTGAGCTACCCATAGATGAGGATGTCATGGCTATGATCACAGAACAGGAGAATGACTGGGGTTGGCAAGACTATGTAGTACCATTTCAGAGAGCCTCAGACAATGCTTATAGGCCCATGACTGGTGGTCAAGTCAGTGGGATAGTCAATGAGATCAAGGAAGCCTGTAGCCTACCTCCTGAGCTACGTGCTGGTGATCTCAGGAAGACTGCTATAGTACAGATGATCCAAGGTGGGGCCGAAGCTGCACAGGTTATGTCAGTTACCGGACACAAGAACATCACGTCCCTCAACCCATACCTCAAACACAATATAGAAACTGCAACTGTTGCAATGAACAGGAGAAAGAAATGATACAACGTGATCTATATGATTCACTACGAAAGGAATATGAGTGGGCGATGACTAAACTTAAACGAGTGCAGAAAGAGAATGAAGAGTTGCGCCATCAAGTAGAGATGGTTGAACGTGAATCTGAATACTGGGAGTTTCAAGCTAAAGAGATTGAAAAACGTAAGTTAAAAGTTGAGGCTGAACTAAAGCTATGGAAAGGGACAGCACCATGATACAAAGATTGTTAGATTGGATAGAGAAAAAACTTGACAGGGGTGACACACCTGAGTACTTGAACGGCAACCTAAGGTTGGAGGAATTGTTTAAGCATGAACGTGAAGAAGCTATGAAGGATTTCAAAGATGAAGGAACATGGAATGGCTAGCAAAGTCTATGTTGTTATGAATGACATAGGACTTACTGCTGTCTACGGTAACAAAAAGAAAGCTGAGGCACGTGCTGCTTACATTCAAAGTAAGTATGCAATGGAGCATTGGGTAGAGACATGGGAGATTACAGTTGATTGAGGTAACACACATAGATCATATGGGTTCAGACCTGAGTGTTGTTAATGCAGCACGGGTTAGCTTTGGTAAGAAGAGTGAGGCACTAGGTACGTCAGGCGTAGAGGGCCAACCTATGACACCTATCCTCAATGATCCTGACAAGAAGTTGATTAAGTATCTAGCCAAGCACAAGCACATGTCACCCTTCGGTCATTGCTTCGCTTCGTTTCACATCAAGGCGCCTGTCTTTGTGGCACGTCAGCTAGTCAAGCATAAGTTCCTACGATGGAATGAGATTAGTAGGAGGTACGTGAGCGATAATCCAGAGTTTTATCGCCCAGAGGTATGGCGTGGTACGTCAGAAGATAAGAAACAGGGTAGTGCTGGTATAGTAGAAGATGTTAGAGTAGGCGATATCAGCTTAACTGTTAAGGTTCTTTATAATAGCTTGATAGAAAGAGGCGTCTGCCCAGAGCAAGCACGTATGGTACTACCTCAGTCTACCATGACTGAATGGTACTGGTCAGGTAGTCTTGATGCCTTCTCTGATATGTGTAAGCTAAGATGTAAGTCTGACACTCAGTATGAGACACGCATAGTGGCTGATCACATATCTAATCTAATGCTAAATCTATTTCCCAAAAGTTGGAGTGCGCTAGGAGATGACTGAGTTTCAATTAGGTCTTGCATATGGTAGCGGTACACTGTATGCATTGGGTTTCATCTACCAGCTACTGCTGTTCAAAGACTTAGAAGAAATCTTTGAGAGTGTTGATGGGCCTGTATTATTTAACTGTTTGATCTGGCCTATCTGTGCTGTGATATCAGTAGTAAAAGAAATTGTATGGACGATAGAAGATTTAATCTATGGAAAGGATGATGACTAAGCTAATAACATCACTGTATTAGTTAAGGGGCAATACTTGCCATTACTAACACCACAGTAGTAGTAGGAGATAAAAGATGAATGATACTATAAAGATAACTGACATAGACGAACATGAGGATGGCAGCGCAACCGTTCAATTAGACCTTGACCCCGACACATATGCTGCTATATTCAACGTGGGTTTTGTACACCTAATAATGAAAGGTATAGAATCAGATGTCAGACAACCCACACCAAGCGTGTCCGTTTGAGGACTGTGGTTCTTCCGATGCATTCAATTGGAACGATGATGGCTATGGCTTCTGTCATAGCTGCGGTGAGTCCTACCCCGCAAAGAAAAACGTAGTGACATTTGACTGGGCAAGGCAATCGTACCCAGTAAAAGAAAGGGTAAACATTATGAATACACCCGTGACTGGCAGCACCTTCAATGACATACGTGGCCTCAAGCCTGATGTGTGTCAGGTGTATGGCATTCAAGTACAGACAGGTGATGGCAATGTACCTGTACGTTATGCGTACAAGTATCCACACACAGTCAAGTACCGTGACTACAATGACAAGTCTAAGTCTTGGATGAAAGACCGTGGCCTTGGCATGAACCACCTCTTTGGCCCTGACTTCAACTCAGGATCATCACAACGTATCTACCTTACTGAGGGTGAGTTTGATGCTGCTAGTCTGTATCAGATTCTTGGGGAGAAGTGGCCTGTCAAGTCATTGCCCAGCGCATCCATAGGTGAGAAGTTTATCAAGGCTAACTATGCTTACCTCAACTCCTTCAAAGAAGTTGTGTATGCTGGTGAGCTGGACGATGCAGGTAGACGTGCTGCTGACAAACTATACGAGGCACTGGCAGATAAGTTCTGGTATGTCCCAATGTCAAAGCACAAGGATGCCAATGACTTCCTTACCAACGGTGACGGTGATGACCTCAAGTGGGCAGCACTCAAGCCACAGCGTTACTCACCTGATAACTTCTTCTGCTCCGATGAGGAAGTAGAGGCAGCTATACGTAACGAGAACCCCTATGAGTATACCCCGACAGGACACACAGGTCTTGATGATAAGCTCCGGGGCTTAGTCAAGGGTGGTATCACATTCATCAAGGCACCCCGTGGTATGGGTAAGACCGAGGTGATCCGATACTTTGAGACAGGGCTACTCAAGACAGAGGATGTACGCATTGCCCTGCTACACATGGAGGAGATGAAGAGTACTACTTATCGTGCGATGGCTTCATATGAATTGGGTTGCAATGTCCGTACCAAGGATGATGCCAGAGACAATAACATATCTGAGGACAAGGTAGTTGAGGCAGCTAAGGAAGCCACTAAGGGTGAGCGTACCATTGTCTTTGAGATGAGGTCACACGATGACCCCCTCAAGTTACTTGAGTATATACGTCTGGCTGCTAGTGTGTATGGTGCAGGTTACATCTTCATTGACCATGTACAACGGCTGGCCTACCTGTCTAGCTCAGGGGTTGATGGTGCTACCAGCACACTGACCACACTAGGTTCACGTGCAGCACAGCTTGCCAAAGAGTTAAACATCGGTGTGATCTTTATCTCTCAGGTCAACGATGACGGACGTACTAAGTATGCTGCATCACTAGAAGAAGAGGCAATCATATGTGTCAAGATTGAACGTGATGTAGAGACTGATGATGAGATTCTTCAGAACACAACCAACTTTATCATTGACAAGAACAGACCCTTCGCTAAGTTAGGACATGCAGGGTCAGTGTACTACGATCCAGAAACTACACTACTAACCGAAGAAGTGTACAGCGAGAGGAGCGAAATGGCGGCATGATGGTATTTGATATTGAGACCGATGGTCTTAACCCAAGTAAAATACATTGCCTATCCTACACCAGTGACGGTAAGGAATACACCACCGTTACCCATGATGATGACATGAGACAGTTACTATGGGATGCTAAGGGTCTGATAGGCCACAACATCTTACGGTATGACATACCAGTACTTGAGAGACTTCTTCACATGAAGATCAAGGCAAGGCTGTATGATACATTACCTATGTCATGGGTGATCAACTACGAAAGGGGTAAGCATGGACTTGCTACCTTCGGTGAAGAGTTTGGTATACCTAAGCCTGTTGTAACTGATTGGACTGATCAAGACATACAAGTCTATATCCATCGGTGTGAGGAAGACGTTAAGATCAACTGGAAGCTATGGCAGAACCTGCTCAAGCGGTACATGTTTATCTACAAGGACAAGAAAACCTTGGACAAGTTCTTTGGTTATCTTTCGTTCAAGATGAACTGCGCAGCAGAAGCTGAGAGATCAGGATGGAAGGTTGACCTCAAGCTAGCTCAGGACAGCGTAGACAAACTCAAGGAGCAGCAAGACCACAAGGTGTTTGAGCTTAGAGAAGTCATGCCTATGCGTAAGCTTATGTCCATCAAGACAAAGCCAAAGGTCATGACTAAGAAGGATGGCTCAGTGTCAGCGCATGGTCAGCGTTGGTTTGATCTACTAGGTGTGCATGGGTATCCTCAGAGCTACGAGGGTGATGTCTCTGTTGTCAGAGGTGTTGATCAGTCTAACCCTAACTCACCTGATCAAGTCAAGGATTGGCTGTATGGTTTAGGTTGGGAGCCTTGCACTCACAAGTTCAACAAGAACAAGGAGACTGGTGAAGAAAAGAAGGTACCTCAGATCCGTAAGAACGGTGAGCTTACACCCTCCGTTCAGCTACTCATTGATGACAACCCAGCAGTAGGGGTACTAGATGGGCTGACTGTTATTCAGCACAGGTTAGGCATCTTCTACGGATTCCTTGAGACACACGTGAATGGTTACGTTAAGGCTGAGATTGATGGCCTGACCAACACGCTACGCTTCAAGCACAGGAAACCTCTGGTCAATCTCCCCGGTGTTGACAAGCCTTGGGGTAAGGAGATACGTGGTTGTCTGACGGTACCTGATGAGGACTACACCTTATGTGGTGCTGACATGACATCCCTTGAAGACACTACCAAGCGGCACTATATGAAACCATATGACCCCGACTACGTAGAAGAGATGTCTAGGGATGGCTTTGATCCACACCTTGACCTAGCCTTACATGCTGGTGCTATTACCCAAGATCAGATTGACAAGCACAACTCAGGTGAGGTCAGCCTTAAGTCCTTGCGTAAGAACTACAAGGTGGTCAACTACTCAGCTACCTACGGTGTAGGTGCAGCCAAGCTATCACGTGAGACAGGCATGTCAGTAGGTGAGGCAGCAGCTTTGCTAGATGCATACTGGGAACGCAACTGGGCAGTCAAACAGTTTGCTGAGGATCAGAAGATCAGGAAGCTTGACGGTGAGATGTGGGTACAGAATCCAGTGAGTAAGTTCTGGCACAACCTTCGGTATGAAAAAGATGCATTCTCTACGATCAATCAATCTACTGGAGCCTATTGCTTTGACAAGTGGGTTGCACTATATCGTACTAAGAGGGGCAACGTCATTGGTCAGTTCCATGATGAGAGCATCAACCTTGTCAAGAAGGGCGAGGAACAGGAGCATACTAAGGTCTTGGTCTGGGCCATAGAAAAACTTAATAAAGAACTTAAATTAAATGTTGACTTAGGCATTGACGTGCAGTACGGTCAACGGTATAGTGAAATACACTAACACATGGAGGGCCAAACGATGGCTACACGTAGAGTAAAACTAACTGGAACTGCTGAGTGGGCTAAGGTGTTCACACAGAATCGTGACATGCTAGGCTTTGAAGAAGCTTACGTAAGTTGTGACGGTGCTTGCACCATTGATATTATCCTTGACGAAGCAAACATGTCCTTGCTCAAGGCTTCTAAGTCTATGAAGCGAGGCAAGCCTGACCCACAAGGACGGGGCACAATGGTACGTCTTGTCCGTAAGTTTGACACAGGCTTTGACTGGGCATCAGGTCCACCCGTAGTACTCAAACCTAACGGTGAGACATGGGACTATGACATGGATGGTACTATTGGTAATGGATCAACGGTAGAAGTTATCCTGTCTGTCTATGATACTAAGATGAAGAGTATTGTAGGTACACGTCTTGACACAGTAAAGGTACTCACCCTTGTTGAGTATGTCCCTGATGATGGTGACATTGAGATCGCATCAGTGCCTACTGCTAAGTCACCTGCACTAGACAATTCAGAAGTGATGTTCTGATCATGATGGGGAAAATTCTGATTGACGGTGACATCATTGCCTATCGTGCGGGGTTTTCCTCAAACGACCTTACAGCTACACACGCTGAGTCAAAGGTAGATGAACTGATAAGTAAAATCCTTGAGGATACTGAGGGTTTTGCTGACAACAACTATGAAGTTTATCTTACAGGTAAAGGTAACTTTAGGTTTGACATAGCCACAACCCTTGAGTATAAGGGTAATCGTAAAGACACAGCAAAGCCTATACATCTAAAACACATACGGGAATACATGGTTAGTAAGTATGAAGCTACTGTAAGCGAAGGCGAGGAAGCCGATGATCTCATTGCCATAGAGGCAACAAAAGTTGGGATGAATGCAGTAGTTGCTTCTATAGACAAAGACATGTTGCAGATACCATGCTTCCACTACAACATCACAAAGAAAGAGCTAAGTGCTGTTGGTAAGTTTACTGGTCTGAAGTTCTTCTATACTCAGATACTCACAGGCGACAAGGCGGATAACATCAAGGGTCTACATAGGTGTGGGCCTGTTAAGGCAAAGAATATATTGCTTGAGTGTGACACGGAAATGAAACTCTGGGATGCTTGCGTTGAAGCCTACGAGGGTGACAAGGATCGTGTCATTGAGAATGCCAGATTGCTTTGGTTACGCAGAGAAATAGACCAACTATGGGAGCCACCCGTTGACCACAACACGATCAGCTAAGGCTAAGGGCCGCACAGGTCAGCAAGAAGTTAGGGACAAACTCTTGGAAACGTTCCCGGAGTTTGAACCTGATGACATCAAGAGTACAACAATGGGGGATGGTGGAGAAGACATCCAGCTATCCCCTGCTGCTCGTAAGAAGATGCCAATTAGTATAGAAGTTAAGCGTAGAAAGGGTGAGCTTAAGACTGTGTATGGTTACATAGAGCAAGCTTCTAAGCATGGCAAAGGAGAGCCTGTAGTTTTCTTTCGTTCAGATAGAAAGCCTTGGGTTGTCATGGTCGGCATGAATCACTATGCTGAACTCCTTAGAAACTGGAAGAAAGACTAATCATGACAGAAGTAGTAAAGGTTTGGGACATACTAGCAGGTCCAATCTCAGTAGAAGATAACGAGAATCTTAAAGAGTTTCCAGAAGAGTGCCAACAACTTCTAATCTGTAAGGCAGAAGTGGAAGGTGAAGTAGAAACAGTACACTACTGGTTTGAAACAATAGAGGATGCAAACGAATGGGTAAAACATTTTCGTGCTAGCATAGAACCTCTTGAAATAAATTATGGAGGAGAGTACGATGCATAGCTTGACATTACTCTCTTCCTGCGTATAACTAGGAGTTTCTGAAAATGGAATATGAAGTTGTACTCAACATTACAGTAGACCCATTAGCCAATTTCTTAGAGGTTGATGACATTGAAAGTTCAAGGGTAGTCTTACAGGTTATCCAAGACATGTTGTATGACATGGATGATATAGCAGTAGAAAGATGTGAGGTAACACGGAATGACTAAAGTAACATTGGATGATATTGAATACGATACAGAAGACTTCAATGAAGATCAGAACAACTACTACCGAGAGCTGATCAACAATGGTAACGTTGCTGGTGGTATCCAGTACCAACTCAACAGCCTTAATGTTGTACGAGATATCCTTCTCAAGAAACTTAAAGATTCTTTAGTGGTGGAGACAGTGGATGATAACAAGTGATGAGTATAGTGAGTGGGTTGAACGTAAGATCATAACTTCACCCGAAGATAGACTAACAGAAAACACCCTCGGTCTTTGTGAAGAGGCCGGGGAAGTTGCAGGTAAGATTAAGAAACGTATTAGAGATCAATTAAAAGTATCACCTGAAGATATCCTAGCTGAACTAGGTGATGTACTATTCTATGCCACAGCAATAGCTAACTACTATGAGTTTAATTTAACTGATATCATTAAACTTAATATGCTAAAGCTAGACGGACGTGAGGCACGAGGAACACTAAAGGGAAGCGGAGATAACCGATGAGTAATAATTATTTACCTACTGACTATCAAACTTTTATTGCAACCAGTAGGTATGCACGTTGGCTAGAAGAGGAAGGCCGACGAGAGACATGGGCTGAGACTGTTGAACGTTACCTAGATAATATTATCAAGCCTGTATTAGAAGATGATAATAGCAACGGTCATAATGCTGAGGTTGACTTGATCCGTCACCACATGCTGTCACTGCAGGTCATGCCTAGTATGAGGTCAATGATGACTGCGGGTAAAGCTGCTGCACGTGACAACACATGTATGTACAACTGTAGCTACCTACCCGTAGATGACCCTAAGTCCTTTGATGAGGCTATGTTCATCCTGCTCTGTGGTACGGGGGTTGGTTTCAGTGTTGAGCGTCAGTTCATCAGTAAGCTCCCTGATGTCCCTCCCCTCTTTGATAGCGACACTACGGTTGTCATTAAGGACAGCAAGGAAGGTTGGGCGAAAGGGTTCAGACAAGTTTTAGCACTCCTATGGGCTGGTGAAATCCCTAAGTGGGATGTTAGTAAGGTACGTCCTGCTGGCGCAAGGCTCAAGACATTTGGTGGTAGAGCCTCTGGTCCTGCACCATTGATTGATCTGTTCATGTTTGCAGCTAACACATTCAAGGCTGCTGAAGGCCGTAGGTTGTCTAGCATTGAGTGTCACGACTTGATGTGTAAGATTGGTGAGGTAGTAGTTGTAGGTGGTGTACGCCGCAGTGCTATGATCTCCCTATCTAATCTGTCTGATGATCGTATGCGTCATGCTAAGTCAGGTAACTGGTGGGAGAATGCAGGGCATCGTGCCTTGGCTAACAACTCAGTGTCCTACTCAGAGAAGCCCGACAGCATTGCATTCATGCGTGAGTGGACAGCACTGATGGAAAGTGGGAGCGGTGAGCGTGGTATATTTAATAGAGAAGCTTCGGTTAAGCAAGCAGCAAAGAATGGAAGACGAGAAACTTGCTATGAGTTCGGAACCAACCCGTGTTCGGAGATCATTCTACGCCCGAATCAGTTCTGTAATCTCTCGGAGGTTGTCATCCGTGCGACAGATGGTATGGAAGACATTGCAAGAAAAGTCCGTGTTGCAACTATACTTGGAACAATTCAATCCACCTACACCCACTTCCCATACTTGCGAAAGGTGTGGCAGTCCAATACAGCAGCAGAGCGTTTGCTTGGTGTGTCACTCACGGGGATAATGGATAACCCACTGATGACTATGGACAACAAAGGGTTGGCTGATACACTGGAGTACTTAAAAGATGTTGCTGTTTCTACTAATGCTGAGTGGGCTAATCGCCTTGGTATACCTGTCGCAACTGCTATTAGTTGCGTTAAGCCCAGTGGAACTGTCTCACAGTTGGTGGATAGTGCGTCTGGGATTCATGCTCGTCACTCTCCTTATTACATACGAACTGTTAGGGGCGATAACAAAGACCCTCTGACACAGTTCATGATTGATCAGGGCATCCCTAGCGAGGCTGACGTTATGAAGCCTGACCAGACCACAGTGTTCAGCTTCCCCATGAAGTCACCCGATGGTGCTGTTCATACTGCTGACATGACTGCACTAGAACAGCTAGAGATGTGGCTGATGTATCAGCGTCATTGGTGTGAGCATAAGCCTAGCGTGACGATCAACGTCAAGGCAGACGAGTGGTTTGAAGTAGGTGCGTTTGTGTATAAACACTTTGATGAGATGTCAGGTGTGTCGTTCCTACCTTTCAATGAACACACGTATCAACAAGCACCATATCAAGACGTAGATATTACAACATACAGAAATCTTAAATCTCTGATGCCTTTGTCTATTGACTGGACTAAGTTATCATCCTACGAGATGGAGGATAATACATCAGGTATGCAGACTATGGCATGTACTGGTGATGTGTGTGAGATGGTGGACATTACGTAACCGGGGGATCTTCCTGAGCAAGAAGCAAACTGCTCACAACAGAGGAGTAATATTATGTATGTATACTTAGTAGTACTAATGCTTAATGGTTTGTATTCAGTTCAGGCACCTAACATGGTGTTCCCTGATAAGGATACTTGTGAACGAGTCAGAGCAATCAACACCAAGAAACTTAGGGACAAAAGCCCTACACCAAATGCAAAGTACTATGCTATTTGTGTGCAGATACCAAAGGATATAGACGCTTAATGCAACTAGAACTATTTGAAGCTGTCAAAACTGTCTGTGAGAATGGCCTTGAATGTAATAACTGTGGTGTTGTACAACCTGTAGAAAACTTTCAACACATGGTATCAGGTGAGATAAAAAGAAAGTGTAGGAGTTGCGCACGTAATCAATCTAGGTTAATCAAACATCTAAAGACACTGCATCCGTACCCTGATGAGGGCTATACCTGTCCCATCTGTAATCGTACTATAGAAGACATAGCTAGAAAAGGCCAGAAGATGTTAAGGTCTTGGGTCTTAGATCATTGTCATGAGACAGAAACCTATAGGGGTTGGGTGTGCTTTAACTGTAACACAGGACTAGGTGCCTTCAAGGATGACTTGCAGAAGGTTAGTAATGCCTGTAAGTATCTTGAACAACATGAAGCTAATCTAAATAAAGGAATTAATACTAATGACTAAGTGGACAGTACCAAGCACCGGAGATATATTTGGTATGGCGGAAGACTTTGAGAAGGAGATGAACGTAGACAATCTTATGGAACGGGACAAAACGTGGATTGATGAATGTTTTGACCCAGTAACTAAGCCTTTACATTACAACACAGGTGGTGTAGAATGTATTGACTACATCAAGCAAGTCTTAGGCACTGAGGGTTTTATTGCGTACTGTCATGGTAATATGATTAAGTATCAACACCGTCACAGATACAAGAACAACCCTGTTGAGGACATGGATAAAGCCAACTGGTACATGCAGAAGATGCGTGAAGCAATGAAGGAGATCCACAAGTGAAACCATACGATCAGGGTAAGGAAGCCTTCAAGTCAGGCAAGGTAGGCAATCCTTACGGTGCTAACACACGACCTAACAAAGATTGGGAGTTCGGTTTTAATACTGAGTATTTCAAGAACTTAGAAAAGATAGTAGAGCATGACCAAGCCAATCAATCTTGAACAGGAAGCCAAGAAGTACGCTCGTAATAAACGTAACCCCAACATGATAAAACCCCTGACCGCCCGGAGGTACCTAGCAGGACAAGCACTTGCTGGAATACTTTCGGGTGGAAGAGGGGCTTTAAATATGTCTGAAGTAAGGCGTTCATCATACGAGTGGGCAGACTATATGTTAGATGGTGAAGAGGATTAATTTTCAGATGCTTCTTTTGCTTGGTCTTCTGCAACACCTGCATAATGCATAAGCATTTGCCTACGATTTAACTCGTCAAGAAGACTTGTTGATTTTGATAAGTACTCTTCTGCACTATTAAAGTTACCGAGAGATTTAGGCAAAGCTTCAGCAGCCATGTCGTAACGTGGTTTGCCCAAGATGGGTTTCTTGCCATCAATCATATACATATTTCTAATATAACCTGCCGCTGAGGTAGGTGCTATATCTTTATATTTATTCCAACGATCTTGAGTCTCTGTTTTTACATCTTCTATTTGTTTTTTTACGAACTCACTAAACATTGATCTTCTAACAACAGCATCAACACCTGTTAAACTATCATAAGCTTCACCATTAAGAAACTCTTGTGGTTGTTTTCTCCAGCGAGCAAACTCTTTACCTAAAGTTTCTGATAGCCTTTGCTCAACTACATATCTGATTACAGGATTTTTTACTGTTGAGTTTTTGTATAGGTCATACTCTTTTAAACCAAGTATAGATAGTTCTTCTTGTATTTCAGATTGAGCACGTACATCAATACCTACAATTTGTTTCATTGCTGGATTGATCGTACCAATAGGACGTGAATTAAATGGTGAATACCTTGGTAAACTTGTAGCACTATTTATAGACTTAGCATGGTTAAGCCAGTCAAATTGCGGTAGAAACTTACTGGCACGGCTAGTAAACTCTCCCCATTTACCTAGCTCAACAATCATATTTGCATCGGTCTGCATATCAGGGTTATACCTAGTGTATGATTTTTCAGGATCACCCTGAGCAATGAAATCTTTAGCGGTTGCGCCGGGATAACTAAAGGTAGCAATAATGTCAGCCATTTTTCTTTTGCTCCCTTCAGTAAACGAACCTTGCTCAAGAGAATCCACAAAAGATTTTACTACACCAGTATTAAAACCAAGACTACCCATACCTGCTGTAACTTCTAGTGCATTTTTAAACCACGATTCTGTAGTAGGAAAAGGTATGTCATTTACATACCTATACAGTAAGTCAGCAGCTAAAGCATGACCACCCATTGCACCTAAGATCGGTCCCATCTTAGAAACATCACCATCCTCAGAAAATTTAAAATCCGAGAAGTCTGTCTCACCTTCTTGAGTTGACCTTGCATAGTAGGCACCTGTAAACATCATAGTACCAGTCATTTGTTTTGACCAACGTTCCAGTTGTCCTTTGTCTTTACTAAATACAAAGTCAGGACTATAGTATTTTTGAGCAAGCTTCTCAGAGATACCTTTAGCACCACCTAGTAGGGGTATATAATCAAACATAAACTCCATATGATTTGCTACATAACGTGGGAAAGGCATACCCGCTGCACCAGAAACAACAAAAGGTAACTTTCTGTTTAAAGTTATTATAGCATTAGCACCCATACCAAAAACTGTATCGGAATCTTCATATCCTTTTTGGAAAGTAAAATCTAAAGAGTCACGTCCAGCACGTTCTAAGATGTTTGGATCAATCTCTAAGAGAGTCTTACCTGACTTTGAGAACTCCAGAAAGCTACTACCTGCTTCTGCTAGTTGTCTATCAAGAGACGCATAGAAAGCTGCTTGTTTAAACACATGGTCAGTAGCACTATTGAGGGTGTTCACAAATGTTGAACTGCGAGATAAGAATGTTTGTGAGTTTGTAGCTACCTCAACCCTACTGGTATCTCTAAACAACTTTTTGTACACAGCAGGCATGTCATTTTCTAACATAGTTCTAGCAACAAGAGCCATGTCTTTATCATAAGTCATTCCCCGCAGCATAGTAAAAGTATTTCTTGCTGGTGTGTAAGGAATGTCTGACCCAACAGCCCTAGCTGTACCTGTAAGGATGCTCCTAAAGACTTGATCACTCGCATCCACACCAAGCCTAGCAACAGAAAATCCTACGTTACGTGCTGTTGTAGCAAGCTGTGATGTCATGAAACCAATACGAACAGCGTCTAGTTCTTGTACACCTTTATATAAACGCACACCTAATGGGGATTTACTAGCAAGATCAACCTCTTGTCTAGCAAGTATGTCATCTATTGTTGAGATACCAACCTTACCAAGTTCAGTTATCTCAGACAACAAAGCCTGTACATCTTTAGATTCATTGCTACGAGACTTAGGAAGTTTGACTTGATCAAGCGCCCTGCTAACTATGCTTGCTTGTCCAAGAGTTGTACCTGCCTTAGATAACTCTGCTAAGTATACGTTACTAAATTCTTCTCTGGTTATGGCATAAGAATCTAGTATGTCAGTAATCTCTCTTGGATTAATACTTCCAGCCGAACCCTCTGGTTTAGCTATGGCTTTTGCAATAGCACTACTGATCCTTTCATTAGGACCAATCTCTAACTTGTCTACTATCTCAAGAGTAGCAGCAGTAATGCTTTGTAAAGTTTGAGAAGATAAGCCACCAATAACATTAGTGTTTGGTTTCTCAGCAAAGATTTCATTAAGAATATCTTTACCTTCAGCAACTCCTTCAACAGAAAGTGGGGCTTTCCTCCCTTCTTTCTTAGCAATCCTTACCTCTAATGCTTTAGTCATCTCACCAACGCGAGCTAAAACATTACCTACTTTTTTCTTTTGTCGTGGGTCAGTAAGACTGTTACTTAAAGTAGCTAAAGCATTCTTAGCACCTGCAGTCACCTGCGCATCTATTTTTTGTTGCTGCTCAAACAAAGTATCAATAGCACTATTGGCAGACTTTACATTTAACCATGAACCAAAGCCTGCAGTTACACCACCAAATGCTGCTTGAAGACCAGTAGCAAGAGCCTTCTGTCCGGGGGTCATACCTACAAAATCATCTATTACTTCTTCTCGGGTAGCCTCTTGAGTTTCAATCTGTCCATAGCCCAGCGCACCCTCTACTACCACCCCAGCACCAGCACCTTTAAGTGTGGTACTAAGAACACTTTTCTTAAGAACTTCTGAGCCTGTTTTCTTTGCTATAATTTCTGAAAGAACTTGCCGTAGTTTTAATTGTATACCTTTTTTAGCAGTCTGTTTAGCTAGCTGTCCAGCTACAGCACCAGCACCAAGTGTTGCGGGGATAGCAATAAGACTAGCCCAAGTTGAAGGGGCAGAAAGAATACCTGCAGCATAGTCACCAGCAGCCGTAAGTGTTCCTGTACCACCACGTTCAGAACCGTCCCATGCTGACATCAACCTACCAAATGCAGCAAGCTCACCCGGAGTATTGTTTCTGCTGTCTCTGGCGTAGAATAGATCTTTGACAGCAGTAGCTTCATTAGTATCTTGGAAGCGCATATGTTCAACAAACTCTTCAGCTAAACCTTTAGCACCACGTTCCATGATTTCTTTTCTAGTATAATTATACCTACCACCGTTAAAGAAACGCATCAAGTCTTTTTGAAACTCAGTGTTATCCTTTAGGTCCATAAAGCTTTTACCCTCTACATCCTGCACGTAGTCTAATGCAGGGTCAAGCTTAGGTAAGACAGGTTTCTCTGCGCCAACACTGAGTTTTGTTTCCTGATCAATAAGATTAATTGGAGAACGAAAACCAGAAGAGTCTTGAAGGATTATATTATCAGCCATGTTTACTATTAATCCCTGTTTTGTTCAGCAAATACTGAGTCCATGTCATCTTTAATAAGCCCCGGAAAACCTATAATAGGTCGGGGTGTACCACGGGGACCACCATCAGGCGCTGGTGAGGATACTCCCGGAGCTGCAATCTGTCCTGTTAAGGTTGCAAAATATATCTCACCTGTTGCATCATTATACCGTATGCCATTATCTAAATATGATAAGATATCAACCCCTGCATAACCGCCTTTTACTAATGTATTTACTTTATCAAAGATTTTGTTTTGATTGTCTAGGATCTTAGGAGATACTTGTTGAATTTTAGCAACAACTTCAGCAACTTTACCAACAATAGCTTGACTTTGATCTTCACCAAATGCTGAAGTTGTGTATTGTAAAGAACCCGGATCACCCGCAGTACTACCACCCATAAACTTAACACCAGCACCAAGGATACTAGCCATACGTTCATTAGTATTTCTTTGAATTGCATTTATTGTGCCTTGAGCAAGAGGATTACCTTCTGCAAAATTAATGTTAATTGAATCAGCACTACCAATAAAATTAGGTACGGTAAGATCAAGCCCACCCATATAAGTACTTAGTTCTTCCATTGTTTTAGGCCCGTGTAAAATACCTAAAATAGAAGCGTATTGATTACCATCACTCATGTCATTACCAGCAGCATTATAACCATCCATGATTAACTTGGCCCTAGTTTCAGCATCCTCTGCTTCATACTCTCTTTCAATTGCTGATGAAAGTTGATTAATAAATCCTCTACGAAGAAACCCACCATCTTTTTTAGCAGTATCAATAATTGTAGAAGCTTGACCTGACTTAACTAAAGCTCTTGCTACATCAGGGCGTAAATTATAACCTTCTAATGTTTTAATCTGTGCAATAGTAGAGTCACGGTTTGTTTTTCTTTTACCATGAGTTTCCATTATCATTGGCAGCAATGCATTTCTTGCTGTATTAAACTCTTTAGCTGCTATCTCTGCGGCCCTATCATCACGACCTTGTTGATAACGTGCTTCTTCTAACTCGTCTGCTTTGTTTTGCCTACGATTCTTTGCACCTTCAACTTGAGCTTCTCTGAAGCCAGACCACATACCTAAAGCCATGTTATACCCTCGCCATTAAGCCAGAAGGTTTATCTTCCTTCATCGGCATTTCTTTTTCTATCTCTTCTTCAATAGGTTCTTCAGTAGGCTTTGCCATTCTGTACATAGCTTCTTCTACTTCTTGATGATCTTCAAAGCCATCCTCAAACTCTATACCAGCAGCTAGGGGTAAGCCTCTAATAAACTCATGTAATATTGGAGCAATAATAAGGCTCACGTCTATTGAGTGGATACCATTAAGCACAGCACTACGAAGAATACCTTCAACTAATGTACGAACATCTATACCTTGGTCAATAAAATCTAACATGTCTTCCATTGCTTTAGGTTTAGACAGTCTTTGCAAGTGTGATTTAAGAATAAGCTCAGGATCAATCATAGCAGGTGGCTGTTCATACTGAGCATTACCGGGAACAGTAGTTAAAGACTGACCGGGGATTGGTCTATTGGATATCTGTGGGATCATTTGTTTCTTTTCCTTGTAGATGCAAGAATTTCTTGGCCTGACATATCAGATTCAATTAAGTCTGCTTCCTCATTTCTTCTACCACTATTTATATTATTGTTATCTACAGCTCTTGCACGTACAGCATCAGCTAATTTACGAGTGCTACCAGAATTAGCAGCTTTAATAATTGACTCGCCAATATTTCCATAGTTATAAACATAAGAAATTAAAGCTGTTTGTGTAGATTCACCTAAAGTGTTCCAAGTATTTGAACCAACACTTCTTTTAGCTCTAGGCATAAACTCTGTTTTTATTCTACGATTTAAGTCTCTAATTGCATCTTCTTTAGATACAAAAGAATCTTGCTTTACAGTAACCACTGTGCCATCTTCTTTTGTGTAGGTATCGCTACCAAACCCAGCTCTCCAAACAGGTTTTTTAGAGCCTTTCTTACTATCATCATATGGTGTAGATTCAAAACCTTCTCTATCAACAACAAAGTTAAAAGTAAATTCGTCTAAAGGTTCAGTTTTTGTTGCACGAACATCAAGTCCTTTATCATTACGTTTTGTATCTCCGGAAGAAAGAATTGTTAACATTTCTTTTTGTAAAGTCTTATCAGAAAAAGCTGAAGAAAAAACTTTAGCATCAGGATCACGTGTAACAACACGACCAGCATTAGCAACTATGTACTCATCATTAGCATTACCAAAAGCATTATAGTATTGTTGACCAACAGAGATTTCATTTTCAAAAGTAATATCAGCAGCAGCTTGTTTATCCACAAGAGATCTAATACGTTTTTTAGCACCACGTGATACATCTGATATTGCAGTTACGGTAGGTTTTTTAATAACAGAAGCTAAATTAGTTCTATCTTTATATGCTTTATTCCAATTATTATAGTATTCTAATGCCATGTTACTTACCCTTTATTATTTCTGCAATATCATATCCGTCTGATCCAAATATCATGGTACTTACCCACGAAGATTTAGCAGAAGCCTCCTCAAAAGTAAGTTGTTCTCTGGCTTTATCTGCAGATTTATCTGCAAGTAAGATTTGAACAGCCCTTTCACTAGCACTCTCTGATGTAGCAACAGCCCATGCCATTACGTCCCGTTCTCGTTGCCATATGTCGTCTATAGCTTTTTCAGTTAACCCGTTCTTAGTAGCAGCATCAAGTTTGTTGGCGTCATTCTGTGCTGAAGTATCTAGTGTTGCTATATTCTGTCTCCACACTGCGTTAGCTTGCGCTATGACTAAAGAATTAGTAGCATTAAATTGATCTCTTTGATTTTTAACTTCGGTGTTAAACTTTTCAATAGCATTCTTTTCACCTGCATTAAATTGTTCAGTAGCATTTTGTTGTGATGTATTAAACTGAGACACTTGAGTTTTAATTGTAGCCATAAATTGATCTGTTTGATTCTTGCTAGAAGCATTGAACTGTTCAGCAGCATTCTTAGCAGCAGTGTCACTAAGTATTGCTTGTTGTACCGCTTGAGCTTTAAAGACTTCTACCTGTTGATCGTTAGCTAAGTTAGCCAAGTCTACCTGTAAGAAAGCTTTAGCATTTTCTACAACAGCTTGTTGTTCATTAGATAAGTTTGCTAAGTCCATTGTCTGCATAGCAGCAGCATCAGCCATTACCTTACCATTTACTGCCGACATATTAGCAAGATTTGCTGTCTGTGTCAACCGTGAATTTTCTAATGCTATCTGTTGGTCAGCAGTAAAGTTTAAGTTAGCGATGTCACTAACCTTAGCTGCCATAGCTACCCTTGATTGAAACTCTTGTGTAAAATCTATCTCAAGAAATTTAGCTCTTTGTTCTGCTGCAAACATTGCAGTCTGTTGTTTGTTGCTAAGATTCTGTGACTCAAACTTTGCAAAGGTAGCTGAGTCTTGTTGTGCGATAGGCAGTGCAGACTCCATAGCAGCCTGTACAATAGCCTGTCCTGCCATGCTACTAGCACCAAGGCCACGTGCAGCCATAGCTGCTGTAGCGGCTCTCATAGCTCCTGCTGCCCAAGGAGGTGTAGCACCACCCTCAAAGTCTTCCATTAAATCAGTAAGCTGACCTTGTACCGTAGCTTTCTTACTAGGATCAGCAGTAACAGCTTTGATATCTGTAGCTTCTTTTACTGCAGCCATATCAACTGCAGATCCACCAATCTCTTCTCCGGGTTTTATTACCCGTGCATTAGGTGCAACAACTTGTGTTGGACTTTCAATCTGTTTAATGTCTTCTACACCTAAAGCACTCATCTTTTCTGGATCACCAGCAGCGGCTGTTATAGTAGAGTCTTTAGTCATTTGAGTATTTTTAGCGGCAACATCTTCTAATGCTGTTTCAACAGCAGCTTGAGAATCAGTAGTAGTTGCAAGATTAGTGGTTACAGTATCAGGACTATCTGCTGTCTTTGCAGTTACAGTACTTGCTGTAGCTTTTGGCATAAGTCCAGAACCATCTGTGCTGACATCGGCAGTAGAAACTTGACCAACAGTACTATCAATTTTTTGTGCTGTATCTGTATCATCTATTTTTTCTACTGTAGTATCAGTAACCATACTTGCTGGATCACTGGCAGCTTTATAAGATTTATCACCGATAGTTTTATTTCTAAGTGCAGCCTGTTCTTCTCTTACCTTCTTTTGCTCTGGTGTTTCAGCAGTGTCACCACCCTCAGCATAGCCCACATACCCACCCCTAGCAGCAGTAATAGGGGTAGCAGACATAGCAGCGGAGTTAGCTGTAGGTATGTTCTCATTAACCATAGCTGAATTAGCTTTAGCTAATACCCTATTGAGCACTTCCCGTGCTGCCATATTAGTTTCAAAAAATTTATCAATAGGCATATCAGCAGGACGCCCAAACTTTTCTCCTACTTTTACAGCTATATTTTTAGGGTCTGTCATTTAAAATCCACCTTCTAGTCTTTTTATTATAGTTTACTACGACTTTAAAAGCCATCACTTAGTCCCTTGAGTATATCTTTAATGCTTACCTTAGCCTTAGAGTTAGGTGAGTACTTACACTGAAACTGTTTAGGACATTCACGAAAACTATTCTCTGCGTAGTGGTAGGCAATGGTCTTGTTCTTACCTAAGTAAATGCACACCTTACCTTCACGTTCACTCTCAGTATACTTCCATAAGTTACACGTTACATACTCAGGGTATAGCAAAGAGCTTGCCAGTATGAGGGGGAGTACAAATGTATCCATTATAATGCCAACGAAACCATGTAAACGCCGCCTCCTAATATGCCAATAATCAAAATAGATAAACCAAGTATAGCCATGTTGTTTGCAATCTGTCTCTTAGATTCCATAGCTGCGTATACTTCTTTCTCTCTATCCTTGCGTATCTGCCTACGCATGTCTACCATCTCATCGTAAGTTCCAAAGCCAAACCGCATGTCAAGCATAAACTTTATTTCTTTTTCTTTCTCAAACAAAGTTTTCTTACGAACAACAATGTCCATTGCTTCTTGCTCTATAGACTCAGAGCCGTGTGACATCTTGTCTAAGAACGTAGGGTTTTTTCTCTGTGACTCAGCCCTAGTTATGTCAGCTACTGCACCGTACCAAGCCCCTAGCTGACCTGAGATGTCTTGTATCTCCTTGCCAGCCCCGACAAGCATCTTGACCCCCTTGAAGGCTGCATTAGCTGCAGCAAAAGCTGTGAGGGGATCTATCATTTAGCTATCTCTGTGCGTGATTGTTAGCAACCACATTCAATGCTTCCTTAATCGCAGTAACGTTAGCATCAATACGAGCAATCATTACGTCATTCTCATGTACTTCATCGGATAGCCTTGCACTGCTAGACTGCACCTCAGATATGTTAGCCCTGTTGTACTTGATGTCAGACACCATACCTGAGACAGCCCAGACAATAGCAGCACCTTGAGCTAACAAAGCACCCACTATTGTTACTACTGTCCAGTTAAACTCCATTAATCAGCAGCCGCAATGGTTAGTGTGCCAGCGGCTACTTGCTTGAGTATCTCTGCGTAGTGGCGGTTGTCTGGGTCCATAGGTATATCTGTTAAACTACCATTAAGAGTTATTCTTACTGTAACATTTTCATCAGTATTATCTTTTAAATACTTTGCATTAGTAATTATCATATCTATAACTCCGCATCTTGGGTCCACCCAAATTGTGAACTAGCAGTTCCAACATCTATCCAATGAGGGTCTTTTGCTGCATCTGCGTGTGAAGTAAAATTCCATCTTGTGCTTTGAGGTCCAATAGTAGCTGATGAAGGGGATGTTTGGGCAGTACCCTGTGTCCTACTTGGAGCATATACAGTAAAACTTCCACCATCAGAATTACCTCCAAAATAATTTAAAGTAGGTGCTGCTCTCATGGTATAAGGGTACTTAATTCCAGTAAGCGGAGCTGTACCGTTGTTACCAGACAGAACAAGTCTGTGAACTCCTGAAGATTCTAAGTAACCTGATACTTGAAAATAACGATAACACTTAGCTAACGTAGTACTTATTTCCTCTTGCTCAAATTCCGTTGCAACTGGGCCAATTTCCATCTGAACTCCCGTTATAAAGAAGTTGTTGTCAGTGTTGCTGTAAAAACTGTCTATGCCAGCGGCACGATTGGCGTTTGTGTTGTTAGCAAAGGCTGCAGTGTTTAATGTGCCTCCTGTAAAAGTTGTACCTGCGTGGAGCCAAAAAAATAAAGCTAAACTTCCTGCATTGTCATCATCAAAAGGGCTTGAACCATCATCTACATCAGCAGGAAATGTAAGCTCATGTCTTACCCAATCTGTTGTAGTAGAAAATAACTTAGCACATTGTCTACTATTATCTAAATCAACCAATTCACAACCAAATGTAAATGATGCACTAGCTTTAACATAAAAAGAAACAGTAATTTGTTTTGCCCCAGCTACGCCTTTACCTATACGTTGTACGTTTTGGCCTTCTAGTCTCTGTTCCAATATTAAATGTTCACTCGCTGCAATAGATGTGTCTGCTGTAGTACAGTCTAGTTTAATACAGTTAGCACTGATACCATTGGGGCCATCTGCTGTTTGGGTCATTGTAAACCGACCAGCAGAACTGCCTGTCTCAATCTGCCACCTATCACAAGTAAAATAACCACTAGCAGCACCCAAGCCTGTCACTGACGCACTTCTCTGGGCCACGTTCATGGAGCCATTGATTATCATATTGCGACCAACAGCGGCTGTTACGTTGGCGTTTTGTCTAGCTCTAGTCATCTGTAATTATCCAATGCTGTCTGCTGCATCACGCTCAGTGCGTGTCTTGTAGTCTGACCTTGCAGTAACCAATGCTACAAATGCTGCCTGATTGCTTGGGATGCTATCTGTAAAG